CATTTCGTCACCTATTGGATCTTCTTCTGCTACTTCTTCTTGATCAATCATTTCGCTGTCGGTTTCGACTTCGTCTGCAAATTGATCTTGAATGTCTGCTTCGTCTACTTGTTCTTTATCTTCTTTGTCGTCGTCGGATTTTGCTTCCTCGACTTCTTCTTCTGTTGCTTCCTCAAGATCTTCGTCTTCGGTTGCAATCTCTTCGTAAATGCCTCGAGCCTTTTCCACAAATACATCATGAAGGAGGTCGCTGGCCTTTTCATTTTCCTCGTTTATGATAAATTCGAGGACCTTTTCAAGTTTTTCTCTCGTGGTCATATAATTACTCCTAAAGAAAGCGTTTTGAAACTATTAATATTTACAATTCGAGAGAGAAATAGCTTAGAAAAAGGTCTAAAAATCGCCTTTTTTGGAAAAAAATTACATCGTTGGAGGAGGTGCTGGTGGGATTCCGTAAATTTCTTTAAAAAATTTGTATCTTTTATCAAGATCTAACTTTTTTAACTTACGCATTTTTTTCAATTTGTTCAAATGTGTAAGTGTTAATCGAGGGCGCCGACTGTCGTCATATTCATATTTTGATTGATCGTCAATTTCTTCGTATTGTGTACCTACATTATCTGATTTTGGTGCTTCAGATAATTGTCTAAATTCTTTCATCATTTCTACATAATCTTTCATTATACTGCTCCTGGTGCATCTGGTAGTTCGTCGCCGGTAATAGGTGATGCCGATCCTTCTGCTCCTGCAGGATCCATTGGATCCTCTGCTCCTGGCAGTGGTTCGGCTTCCATAGGTTGCATCATATTTGGATCCATAGGTTGAACTCCTACTGCTCCTAATCCGCTCATATCACTTTCAGGATCTAATTGTGTATCTTGCTCACCATTTTCTTGTCTCCACATTTGCTCATTTTCGACAATTTCATCTTCTGTAAGTCCTAGGTATTTCTTTAATGCAAAACGCTTAGACATATATGGTGCTTCTGCAAGTCCACTGAATACTGCTGATCTAGCTTGATCAACTTCTACTTCTCTATATTGACTAAAGCTCTGCGGATCCGTAAATCTAAGTTCAAACGTACCTGAATCAATATTAATACCTTTCCATTTTAAAAAGAGTTTAAATTCTTTGTCAAATGTAGGTCCTAATAATGCTTGTATACGTTGACAATATTTTGTAAATCTATATTCTTGAATAAATGCAGTACCTACTCGTCCGTCAACATAACTTGAAGTTCCATCATCTGGACCTGTTGGGAGGTAAGAACTAGGTACTCTTAACGCTCTTAAAATTTTATTTGTAAAATACCTTAAATCATCTATCTGCCCTAAATTCTCACCTCCAGGTAATACTTCAACTTTAGATCCTCTTCCCTCTGCTGTTTGTGCAAAAAAGTAATCTTCCATTATTGAAAGAGGATTGTAACTAGCATCCATGATTGTTGTGCCTCCTCCAGTTTTATTTGGTATTCTACGTTGGTGAATTTCATTTTTCACACGCTCTACAAATCCCATTGCTTTGTGTGATGGCATGTTTCCCACATCTATGTAAAATACTCTACGTTCTGGAGCTCGCTGTACTCTATAAATTATAATAGAATCTTCTAGTAATTCTTTTTGCTTGTACGTTTTAAACACCGGATCAAGAATGCTTTGACCAAAAGGCCAATTAATATCCATGCCTTCTGTCATTCCTAAATGCACCATATGATTTGCGTCAACTCCGTATTCTTCTTGTTCTCCGCCACCATATCCGCTTTGACTATGACCACTACCTGTACCATATGCTCCTCGGTCAATAATACCACCTCGTTGCATAGCGGTAACTGATGCAAATTGATCACTATGCGGAATAATATTTGATGCTGTTTTTTCTTGTAAATTTAATGCTAAATTGCGAACAATATATTGTTCTGGTTCTTTACCTTTTGCCTCATTAATAACTACTTTTGTAACATCCATTGGATTAACCCAATTCCATTCATATGTTTCCGGGTCTCTAATAAAAAATTGGTCTCCATATTTACATGTATTTCTAAATATTCTCCAAATACGTTTATCCCAATCGTTTAGATTATTCCATTGTTCTAATGCTTTTTCTAATAATGCTACTTCAGTTTCTGTTGAATCTTCTTTCCATTCGACTTCAAATGGTATATTTGTTTTATCTACAAATTGTGTCGAAAATTCAGCAATAGTATCTAAAGCCGCATTAACTTCAGAATCTATATCCATTTGGTCGTATTGAACATAACGTTCAATTCTATTAGGTTGTCCTGTATAAACTTCAGGTAACCAAGAACCAAATTTACTTGCACTTGTATGTGATTGTCCTACTTTTTTAGTATTACCGAATTGGTATACTGTAAAATGTTTTTTCCAGCTCATATATTATCCTATAGTAATATTTATATTATATGCTCTTATATGTGTTTTGTCAACCATTTAATAATTTCTCCCAGGAGGGCCTATAGCCGGGCTTTGTGTTCTGGTTATCTTTGTTGTTTCTATAGCGGTAGATGCTGATGCACCAGCAATTACATCTAATTTTGTTCCATGATCTACTAATAATTTTTGTATTTTTGTTAATTCTAAATATTGAGGATCTGTTTTGGCTTTTTCCATGTTTATAATTTTTTGTTGTTCTTGTGCTAATTTTTGACCTTGCGTATATTCGTTACCATGTTCGCCCATACTTTCTTGCATTGTAGTAAAAATATCTTCTCTACCAGTTACTTGTTCTGCCGCTTCGCCACCCCATTTGTAACCATAATAACCACCGAGTGCAGTTCCTAATATCGACATTAATGGTCCGCCACCTAGCATTCCTACAAGGCCACCCATCAACATAGAACCGCCCATACCGCCGCCACCTTTTCCTAAAGTTTTAATTGCAATATCTTTTCTTCTTTTATCTCTTAATGCGACCGCATCTTTATATTCTTGCGAATCTTTATTTACGTCAGCACCACCCCATTGTGCATTAAATTCTGATTCTGATCTTTGTAATTCTTCATAACCTTCCATCATTGCTATTCCAATGGAAAATATACCTGATAATGTACCACCTTTCATTCCTGTTATGGCTTTACTCGCAGTTCCACCTGTAATAGATTTTATGGCTCCTTTAGTTGGTGTAAATTTTCCAGTTTTGGGATCATATTTGTAGTCCAAACCGGAATTAGGATCTGTAAATATATTGTTCTTTAGCTCATATGTTTGTCCTCCTCTTAATACTTTATTTCCTTGACCAACCGTTGCGGAACCTAATTGTGACATAGCCAAACTACTAGCAAATTTATTTTGGTTTGCCATAGATGTTCCTGATTGTGGAAACATTTTATTAACATTAGGTAGCATTGAAGCACCTGCTCCCATCGCCAAAAATTGCCAAGGATTGTCCAATAACATTTTTCCGATAGTAGCCGAAGCGGCTAATCCTTCACCTTTTGCCGCTTGCCCTATTGCAGTTGTAAATTGTCCAACTGATTCAATTGCTTTTTTAAGTGCAGGTTGAAGGGCCCCTCCCTCTCCAACCATTGCATTAGTTACTCTTAACATTCCTTGTTGTAAATCTGTTGTTACTGTAACTACTGCTTCATTTGCTTTTAATAATTGGGCTCCTTCTTTCAATCGTAATTTTGCTTGATGTCGAGATTCGGCAGTAGTAGTTCTAGCTTCAGATAACATACGACCTGCTGTTTGTAAAGATTCATGTTGAGTTGCTAATAATTGAAAATTTTGAGTGTCATATGATTTTACTGATTGTTCTAATGCTTTATGAAATTTACCAAACATTGCAGGGTCTATTGCTTCTCCAGATCTTGCCATTTGATCTAAAACAGCACCTGCTGGTCCTAACATAGCCATAAATTCTGCACCTGCTTCTGTTGCTTCTAGACCTCTACCTTGTGTTTGAGCTTGTATCCATGCATCAATCATCGAATCTGCATTTTCTCCATATCGAGATTTCATTTCATTTGTAATTAATGCTAAATTCTTTTCAAATGTTTCTGCCGCACCTTCTTCGCCTTTCATTCTAAGCATCATAGCATACGTTGATGCATCAGTACGATTTAAATTTTCTATTTGGGCTTTCATTAAATCTTTGCGATTTCTACCTGTATCGTAAGCATAGGCGGCAGTTTCTTGGGCTAGTGCTTTAAAATTTGCGGCTAAATTTACAGCAGAGTTCTGTGCTAATACTCCTCGTTTTCGATCAGTTTCTAAATATTCTGCTAAGAAAGAATTTACTTCTGTTACTGTAAATCCAAAATTACCAAATTCTTTCATGCTATCTCTTGCTGTTTTCGATATTAATCCAAATGCAAAAACACCAGGTCTGACTCCTTGATCTAATAAGTCCTTATGTGCCTTTGTCATATCCATAGTAGTATCATTAAGGTAATTTAAAGTTACTGCATTTGATCCTGCAATTCGTTCTAATTCACTTAATGGCACATTAAAACTACTAATTGCTTCTCCTGTATTAATAATAGATGTTCCTAATCCCATACCTACATCTGTTAATCTGCGTTGAGAATCGGCAAATTCTCCTACAACTTTTGTTGCTAATGCTATCCCTTGGCCAAGGCCACCTGGCATCATACTTAATGCATCACTAATACCTTTTCCTGATATCATTGAACCAGCCATTCTCATAATTTGTGGCATTTGTTGAGCGAAAGCCCCAGATGCTCTTTTTTGAGCAGATAACATTTCTTTATGCTGAGCTTTCATTTGATTTAATGTCTGAAGATTGGTTCTATGTTGGACTGCCTGCATTCGAGACATTCTTCCAGTATTAGATGCTGTCTCTGTATCTCTAGCTAATTGAGCTCTACTTACATTTGATCCTGTAACAAGTGTTTGGTTAATTTCTCCTAAGGCCTGGATACGTTCTGCTTCTTGACTAGAAAGAACATTTAATACTTGTTGTAATGTGTAATCTGTAGCAAAATCAGGTATTTCTACTGAGCCTACGCCTGGAAGTTGTATAGATGCCATGAATTTCTGCCTATAAATAGAGTTATATATATTTATTAAGGAGGAAAATGCCCGAAGATGCAAATGTTATATTAAACGAGTTTTATGACATTAATGAATCAAAAGAACAAGTAGAACAATTTATAGAAAAATATAAAGACAATCCAGAAGCAGAACCTGTATTAAAAATAGCAAATCAAGCATTAGATAATTTTTCAACAACTCCCAAAAAACAGATTAAAAAAGAAAAAATTGAGCGAGAGACACCTGTTTCAGGTGAGGGTGGAAAAACAGTTGAATCAAAAAAACATAATGTGCGACATACTGTTTTAGAAACTAATTCTTCTAATCCGTTAATGCAATATCATAGACCTCCCGGAGTATATGTAATATTACCTAGTAATGGTAACTTTTATACTATACCTCCTAAGTTATCAAACTTAAATGAAATTTTAGTAAGACCTATGACTGCAAGAGATGAATTATTATTCAAATCTCCGGATATTTTAATGAACGGTGAATCATTAATTGAAGTAATGAAATCGTGTGTACCAGATATTGAAAATCCAAATGATATTCCTGGACCAGATTTTAATGTTTTAATGTTAGCAATACGACTAGTAACATATGGGAAAGAATTAGCTTATAGTGGTTTGTGTACAAAATGTAATACATCTACCGAATTTAATGTAGATATAGAATTTTTATTAGATACACAAATAACAGGTCTCGAAAAACAATATAAAATAGTAATAGGCGATTTAACTGTATATGTTAAACCATATGATCTTCGTTGTCAAATTCAATCAGCATTGGCAAATTTTGAAAGGTCTGCGATTACTAATAATATATTAGCAAATGATGATACCACTGATGCCGAAAAACAAGTAGAATTAGGCAAATCATTAAAGAAAATTACCGAAATAACGTATGAGCTAGTATTACGGTCTATAATAAAAGTAGACACACCAACTGCTTCAATTGAGGACAAACAATTAATTGCTGAATGGTTACATGATATAGGACGAACTTCTTTTGGGTCTATATCAGAAAAAATAGTAGAAATAACAGATGTAGGTTTTAATAACATCATAGAATTTGATTGCGAAAAGTGTTCATCTAAATCTTCTACTCCTATTGTGTTTGATCCGACCCTTTTTTTCGCCTAAGGCTCTTACAATCAACTCCTGACGAAATTCAGGAAATCTTACAAGAAATGAAAGATGATGTAAGAGCCTTTCAAAAGAATTTAATGGAACTGGTTGTGTTTTCAGATGGAATGATATCATACAATGATATGTGGATGTTGACCTATGATGAAAGAGAAATGTTTTTTGAAATTGTTAAACAAAAACTTGATGCAAAGGCAGGAAAGAAACAGCAACAAAATCTTTAGAAGCCAATACCTTCTAATTGTTTAATACTGTTACTTGCAGATGTGTGGAGTATTCCTTTTCCTCCTGCTTTATTCCATTCATTAATATTTTGTTGATGGTCATCAATTAATATATTAGGTCGACCGTCGTGCGATTTAGCAAAGTGTTTTTTATCTGAGCGTTTTACAGCATACACTCTATCTTTGCTAATACCTAAGTTTTTTTCACACCACATTGCTTTTTGAATTCCTGCTGGAGGATCCCATATTAACCGAACAGCAGGAACAGCGGTTAATATATAAGGTTGGAAAGTTGATATAAATCCCCAAAGTTGTTTCATATCAGGCATAGGAGGTAACTCTGCCCAAAATAATTTTTCTTCTGCTAATTTATCCCATAGTTCGTGCTTTCCTGAAACGTAACCATAACGTTCAGCAAAATTATAACCTAATATTTTTGTTGCACCTTCTATTAAATCTACTAAAACGCCGTCCATGTCGCAGTATATTTGAGGATAATCAAATTCTGTTAGTTTCATTTACCTTCCTTTAATGATGAGCTAAAGCTCATCACGATCTTTCATTACTTCGTAATTCAGATCGAATTTATACTATTACTATTTAACTATTTCCTGAGAGTCAAGTCACACTTAGCCTGTTTAAGGCTAAGATAACTATTTCCTTCGGACATAGCACATTCTAATAGAACAACCAAATAGGTTAAGGCGGTTGGGCTGTACCTTTTTACGTTCTGCTTATCCAACGCAGGTTTATATAAAGCAATTAGATCTACCTTATATACCTTGTAGGTTCCAATTGTCAGGAGAGCCTACTCATTTTTTCTGCTTTTGCCACGGAGATCCGAACGAGCGTACTCGTTCTCAACCGGTCTTACGACAATAGAGGCTGTGGTACCCCTTCAACTGAGAGGTATTTAATTGAGCCATTGTTTTGTTCCATAAAATCTTTGTAGCTTGTAAAAATCCAGCCTTTATAATTTGCGTGTCTATATGTATAAAATGAGGAATTAAGTAAGTGTTCTTGGAAGCCTATGTATTTGCCTTTGCGGTTAAATTTTAGTATCAATAAGTTTAAATCTTTTTCTTCTGCCACTTCTAGTATTTGTTCTATCCATTCATCTAATAGTCTAATATCGCCTTGGTATAGTAATTGGTGGAAAGGGAAATCAGCATACGATTTACATTCAACATTAAAATATTTCCAGTCGTCGGGTGGTATTATGTCTCCTCTGAAGGATTGTACCTGACCCTCGGATAAAAAATCTTTTCTTGCAACATTAGAGCCGCCAACATAAGCACCCGACGATGGAGTTCTTACAAAGCTCTCATTATATAAATCCGATAGTTCTTTTGCTATTTCTCTTTCAAATGAACTGCCTTTTATTTTACTTTTACTTGGCATTAAGTATTTTTGATAATTTCCAAGGTGTAAAACATACAGTTCCTAAACTGAAATAATCTGCACCTTTACCTTTATAGTAATTTACAATATCTATATGATCAATCCCTCCTCCTGCGATAATCTTCACTGAGGGAAAGTGTGTCTTTATGTAATCTATGAGTTTGATCGTGTAACTTATCAATTCCTTTCCGCTCAATCCTCCGCCAGTAATAGGGAGGGTGTTGGAGCAGTGGATCTGACCAAACCCAATGTCTAATAATCGCTTGATTTCGTCCTCTGTAGATAGGGGCGATATTTTGGCTATACACCATTCTCGTTTATTATCCCAAAATGCATTATAAAACTTAGTAAGAGCTTTATAATCTATTTCTACTTTATCGATATTTGGACAACTTAAATTTAATTCTAAGTTTACATGATCGGGTATGTCTTTTGCAAAGTCACCCCAATCTCTAGGCATAATTGCGGCAATACTTATAACTTCTTTGCCGTTGTTTCTGTATTTATTAAGTCCGTGTTTTATACCCGGATTACGGAGTCCTAATTCGTTCTTCCATCCTTTTTTAGAAAAATCATATCTAAGAGTTCTAAATAGTTGTTTAATTAATCCTGGTCTACGTAATATTGTAAAAGAACCTCTAACATTAATTGCATTTTTATGTTTAATATAATTGCCAAACGGGGCCGCTATAAAAAATTTAAATTGTTGGTTCTGAGTCAAGTCGTTCTTTGTTATCTGCATAAAAGTTATATGCCTCCGAGTCATCTAAACAATGTCTGGTTTCTCCGTTTTTAAAGACGTATACATATCCCATATCTAATGGTGCCAATCCAGCTCCTCCTCTAGATTGTTGAGTTATGTCTAATAATGATCTTCTATCAATCCATGGTGTTTCAGACATGTTCTAGTACTTCCTTATCGCAACTAAATGATGTAAATCCATCTTCTTTAACTACATTTAATATATCATTTACTCGTCCTACAAGTTCGTCTTTATGTGAAATTAAAAATATATTTTTATTTCGTTCCCTTGTAATTCTTTTAAGCTCAGCCAATGCAGACTCAACTCCGGTTGTGTCCATTCCGGAGTCAATTAATTCGTCTATAAACATTAAATTAATTGGAGTATTCATAGATTCAAATATATCCCTAAACGAGAAACTTAAACCTAGTATAAGCCTATTACGCTCTCCTCGTGATAAGTTATCAAAATCTAAATCTCTTCCATGCTCTGTAATTTCTACAGTTAAATCACTTTGAAAATTTACATAATGTGGTAGACCTAGTTTTTGTAAGTAATATTTAAGCCTTGTATTTAAATATGCTAAGTTTTGGTCTATAATCTTCTTTCTTATAAAAGAATCCTTATTTGTAAGAAGCTTTAATAAAAATTCTTGGTGTTCTTTTAAATTATTTAATTCGTTAATTTTGTTCCAATTTATTTCTTGTAATCCTTTATCTTGAAGTGTTTCTATTTGTTCTATGTACTGATTTGTTTCTGTTAATTTACTTTCTAATTGATTTGATAACGTATCTAATGTTGTTTTGTGATTATATGCATCGCTTATTTTATCATAATGGGTAATTGGTTGCTTGCCTAACGATCCTAGGTCTTCTCTTTCTCGTTTATACTCAGACACTTCTTCTGTATAATTTTTTAATTTATCTTCTTTTGTTTTTAATAGTTTTTTATGCAACTCATCATCTAATGGTTTTCCACATACGTAACATGCATCATCTTTTATACTTGATAGGTCTTGATTTAACTTGGAGATTTTGGTGTCAATTTGTGCAATATTCCCGTCTAATTGCGACGTTTTTCTTTGAAGCTCACTATATGCTTCTAAGTCCTTATGAGCTTGCAATTCTATATCTATATCTACTTCAGATAATTCTAGTAATTTATTTTTTAATTCTTCTATATTTTCTTTATGCTTCCTGTCCCACAAATCACTTCGACGTTGTAAATCGTTAATAGAACTTTCTATTTGTTCATTTGCTTGTTGAATTCCACCTATTCTGTATTCTTCTTCTTTATGGTTATCTTTTGTTTCTTTAACTAATTCTTTTAATAATGCCGCTTTTTCTGAAAGTAAAGTAATACCTAACAATTCTTCTATTAAGTTTCGTTGATCATTTTGTTTCATAGCAAGAAAAGGTTCTGTGTATGTATTAAGTGCCATAACATGTTTAAACATATTATGTGTCATACCTAGAACTTTATCTATTTGCTTTTGTGTTAATTTACTTTCACCTTGTCCTTCGTCTGTTTCATCTATTTGTTCAGAGTCGTTAACATAAAATTTTAATATACCTGGTTTACGTCCTCGTTCAATTCTATACGTTACACGATTGCATGAAAATTCAATCGTGACAAGCATATGTTTGCCATTGGTTTTATTGATTAAATTATCACGTCTGATATTAGTTAATGGAAGACCAAATAGACCATAAGATAACGCATTTACAAGAGTTGTTTTTCCTGTACCATTGCGTGACCCGTCTCCGCCTAAATCTAAATTGTTTCCAAGAACTAAAGTTAAACCAGTATCGTTTAAAAGAACTCCTTGTGTTACATTACCAACACTCATAAAATTCTTGATGGTAATTTCTTTGATAGTAAGCATAATCTATTATTATACAGTCAGATTGTTATAGATGTCAACCAATTTATTGTTATCAATATGGGTTGATTTAATAGTAGAAAGTTCGCTTAATACTATTTGATCTACAGATTCAAATTTTGGAACCTCTCCTTCGGACCAATCTACCTCGTGTTCGTCCTCTCGTTCTGGTAATAATACTATTTCTCGTAACTTATATTCGTCTGTAAATGCTTGTTTAATATGAGTTGCTTCTTCATATGAAATGTCTATGTCTAATGTTACTCTTATATATGTTTTTGGTTTTAAATATTTTTCTGGTGCATCAATTAATTTACTAAGATTAATTGTTTTAAATGATGGTGCATTTGGCCATGCAGTATATTGTGGTTCTTTACCCCATTCTAATATCATCATTCCTCTATTATCTTGCCAAGTATCAGAATAATTATGTGGAAAAGTATTACCTATATACACTACATTTTTTTGTTGTTGTCTATTATGAAAGTGACCGCTAAAAACATATTCTTGATTTTTAAAATGTTGTTGTCCCAATCCTCCATTTTCTGGCATTGCTACAAGTTGATTCATTTGAAATCCGCCTAATTCGAAATGACCAAATATATACCTAGATTTTATATTAGGCATTTCCTTCCATTCGTCTTGTACCAACCATGGAACAATGCTAACATCACCTTCTGTAAAAATACTATTTACAATATGTACATTATCATATAATCCACCAAATGCTACACTATTAATTTCTCGTTTATCTCTGTAAAATAAATCATGATTGCCCATTATAACAAATACATTTGTAAATGCTTTAGATAAAAATTCTAAATTAGACATTGTATAATTTAATGTGCTAACATTAATAGATGCCCTATGATGATGCCAATCACCTAAAAATATACAAGTTTCACATTTTTCTTTTTTAGCTTCTTCAATAAACCATTTAATAAATTCTTCACAATCTGTATTGTGTAATCTACTATTATTTCTTAAACCAAAATGTATATCTGTAAAACATGCTACTTTTTTAAATAAATTATTTGTCATTTTTTTTATCTCTTGCACGTAAAAGGGTTGCATTAAACGATATCATAATTCGTTCTCCTTCTCCTTTAAAAGGATACACTGAATGTTTAATCCAAGACGGCCACATAAAAACATCTCCTGTGGTTGGTTGTAATCCCCAACTAGAGTTAAACATATGAGTTGAAACTCCATTAACTATCCAATTAATATTACCTTGAGGCCACGGCTTTTCAGGTACATCTAAATAAATTGCTCCACTAAGAATTGCTCCTCCATAATGATGTTCATGTAAAATATGGAAATCTCCTTCTTTTAAAACAACAAACCAACAATCTTTAATAGAAACTTTCAATGACGATATATCTTCGTCAATTTCTTTTATATATTCGTCTTGTATATCTCGCATACCCATATCGAATACACTAAATTTAGCAGATTGTAATCCATAATTATAACTAGTTATATTAATAATATCTTGAATAATATTATCAAAATGTTTTTCTTGAAACTCTTGTTCTATTAGTAGCATTTCACCACTAACAATAGAATTTGATTGACTTTCTTGTGATCTAGTTCCTTGGATTATTTGTCCTTTGGTTTTTAATTCTTCGATATATTCTCGATCACTTCGGTATGCATTTACACAATCTAATGTTTTTTTTAAAACATCGGGTTGTAATTTATAATATAAAATATTAGGACCAAATGGATTAAAAAAACTTGCATCAGTTCCAATATCGGAATTAATATTAATATTACTATAAAGCATTATACTTCTCCCCTTTTTGGGTTAATAAAATAGAATTAAAAGAAATCATAATTCGTTCTTTATCACTTTTAAATGGATATACTGTATGTAATAACCATGCAGGCCACATAATAACATCGCCTGATTTAGGACTAAGTTGCCATGTACTATTATACATAGTGTTTTCTCCGCCAGGAGGAATCCAATTTATATTACCTTGTGGCCAAGGTAACTCAGGTACATCTAAATATATTGCTCCACTCATAGTTGCTCCAGATGTAGAATGTTCATGTAGTATATGAAAATCTCCAGCCTTCATTTTAACATACCAAAGACCTTGTATTTCGGCCACATATTCATTTTCTTCTTTTTTTAGTTTTTCAATGGCATCAGAATCATCTCTTAATGCAAGATCATCTTTAGCATGAGAAGTAACAATTTGAGCATATGTTAATGTTAAATTTGTAATTACATCTATAAGAATTTGTTTATCATTTTCTTCTAAAAATTCTGTACGTATAGGATACATTTCTCCATCAACTATACTATTTTTTTGATTTTCTTTTCCTTTAGTACCGTGAACAATTTGACCAATTGCATTTAATTTATCTTTTATATCTTGTTGGCTACTAAGTTTATTAATTATTTCTAACAGTTCTGCTGTATGTCGATCTTTTAATGACATATAAAACATGTTAGGTCCAAACGGATTAAATAACCTAACATTTGTTGCAATGTCTTCATTAAAATCGATTCTACTATGAAGCATTATACTTCGCCTCGTTCTCTTCTTTCTGTTTCTGCTTTTTCAGCAATAGCAATTTGATGTGCTACTTGTCTAGTATAACTAGGATTATGTCCTGCTTTTTCTAGTAGATCGTCACGTATATTTTGACTACGTTTTTCGACATTTAATACTCGTGTAAAAGAATTTGTAATTGCGGCAGTATAATATGCAAATGGGTTTTGTGATTTGCTCTCATCAAATTGTAATGAAATTTGTGATAGTTGCAATAATGCTTGCGACCGCATTTCATCTACATAAGTGTACCCTCGCCAATTAGATCGTGTAGCATATCGTTCTGTAAGTTTCATACACATATTAGCAAGTTCATCTGTCATGTATCCATGTTCAACACAAAACTTACCTGTAGAAATAGTGCCCTTCCAATGTGATCTTGCTACTTCTTTATATCTGTTTTTATTTTGATTCCAAACATAGTGTTTAAAAGGAGGAAAATTTACTTTAGCATGATGATCCGCTATTGTTTTAGGTTTATTTTTTCTGCCTGGTTCTAAAGGTATGTGTGCAAAGTCATAAACTCTATAAACAATATCATTTGGATCAATTTCTACTTCTACATCCTTGTCAATTTCTAATCGTTTTTTACGATTGGTAATTGCCTCTTCTTTATTTTCGTCTGTTAAATCTTCAATATCAATACAATTAACATGTTCTGCTACAATTAAATCGTAATCCTTAAATTTATCATGTGTATATGCACAATATGTCTGCTTTGATAAGTGTATTTGTTTTAATAAGTCTTTATTATTTAGGTAATTTCGTTTTGCTGCCATACGTCTCCGTGATTATTTACTGCTATTATTATACAGTATAAGATAAAAAAAGTCAAGATTTTTTAACGATAAATATTATTATGAGAATTCTTGAACTTTTTGAAGCGGTCGCCAAAACTCCTGTTGTATTTTATAGTGGTAGATTTCAACCTATGCATAAAGGTCACTTTGGCGTATATAAACACCTTGTTACTGAATTTGGTGTTGATAACGTATTTATCGCAACTATGTTTGGTAAAAAACAACAACAGGCACATGCGGCAGGTGATTACTCTACTGATCCGTTTACATTTCAGGAGAAGGCAGATATAATTGCAACAATGTATGGAGTACCAAAAGATCATATTATAGAAACTATGCCATACAGACCTGATTTAACTAAAGTAGGAAGGGATCCTTCTTCTAATTATGTAGTATTAGCATTAGGTGTTAAGGATGCTGAACGATTAAAATCCGGTAATGTTGTACAAGAATATACTGAAAATATATTACCTGAACCTTCTGTAGACCCTGAAACAGGACAAGAGCGTTCTTACAAATATACAGTACCTAGTATGGAAGGCGGAATGAACGCTTCAAAATTTAGATCCGATATAATAAAAGAAGATGATCAATTACAAATGCGAGAATTATTCAATGATTATTTTGGAAACATACAAACCGATTCTAAATCTAGAGATAGAATATTTGGCATAGTAATGCGAGGAATTAGGCGATGAAAGATATACGAGCAAGAGTATCGTTACCAAGAAATAGTGATATATTAGAAACAGAGTCTGGTGCACCAAATCCTATTTTATTACCCCTTAAAAAATTTAATGGGATAATTTGGCCTTACACACCAACTATTAATATATCTCATCAAGCAGAATATGGTGAATATGAAACGGCACATACAAATTATCCTGTTAGTTATTTTACTAAAAGTAGACCGCCTAATTTACAAGTGTCTGGTCCGCTAACTGCTCAATCTGCGGCAGAAGGGCATTACATGATTGCAGTTTTGCATTTTTTACGTATTGTAACAAAAATGCATTTTGGGATGAATGATAAAAAAAGAGGAACTCCTCCACCTGTATTAAAATTTAGTGCATATGGTGATTTAATGTTTAGTAATGTTCCAGTTTTAATTCGTTCATTTGCATATGATTTAGGACAAGATGTCGATTATATAGATGTAGAAACAGATTCAGCAGAAGCAGGATTTTCAGATGGATTTAATTCAAAAGTACCTAGCATGTTAAATTTGGTAATTGATATGGTAATACAACAAACTCCTAGTAAACTTAGAACAAAATTTACTATGAACGATTTTAAATCAGGAAAATTAGTTAAGGACGGATTTATTTAATGGCAACATATAAAACTAATAGTATATACGCATTAACTCCGATGGATGCAGGTAGATTAGGAATATGGAAAGCACCAGAAGTCGAGGTTACAGGTAATGAAATAACTATGATAATTTCAAGACACCATAGAAATCGTCCTGATCTTTTAAGCAACGAATTATATGGGACACCTCAGTTATGGTGGGTTTTTAAAATGTTAAATCCTGATAAGTTAAATGATCCTGTATGGGATTTTAATGAAGGTGTAGAAATATTAACACCTAATCAGTCTGATATAAGTTCATATTTGCAGTAGAGGAAGAAAATATGTCTGAAGAATTTGGGTTTTTAGAGCCAAACACCCAACAAGAAAAAGGGTACGAGCAATTTGGTCGAAGACAAGCGGCCTCCGCAACAAAAACAAAGTCTTCTTATGCTCCTAAAGATTCTTTAAAATATTCCCATAGGGGTTTTTTAGGTAATGCTTTAAGTTCTATGCCTTCCGCAACATATTATCTTCGATTAAGTATATGCCATCCAACTATTGTTCATAATTTATCTTTAAACAATAAGAAAAAAATAGTAATCGCCGAAACTGCAACAACGGCAGTATTTAATATAGTAGATTTAGAAATAATGGCGGCAGTAAGTTGGAATCAAGGAACTAGATCTGCACAAGGAAAAGGTTTTAACATAACAATAGTTGAAACACATGGCGCCGCATTATTAGATTATATTAATAGAGCATGTAAAGATTTAGGAATTAAAACACCAAAAGAAGCAACATACTTATTAGAAGTAATGTTTAATAATGGTAATGCAGAAAATGTAGAGGCAGGACAGTCTGAATATTATTTTGTTTATCCTCTTATGTTAGAAAGTATGAATATATCAATAACAGAAAAAGGTGGACAATATAGAATATCTGCAACATCACCAGGTGTTTCATCATATGCCGGTGGAACTGGCCCAACTATAAAAAATGTTTCTACTTTAGCCGCATCTACATTAGGCGAATGGGTTAAAGGATTTCAAGCATTTCTAAATAAATGTGCCCAAGATGAAGTTGATGCTGAAGCACATTTTATTAAAGATGAATATTATATTATATTAGATCCCAAATGGAAAGATTATAAATTTGCCAATTTAAAAGCAACCACAAATGACCGATCAACACGACATTTTACAGATAGTTCTAAGTTAATGATTCAGATAGCAAAAGGATCTCACATTCCAGATATTTTGAATACTGTAATGGGAGCAACAACAGAATTTCAAAGTGTAGAAACTACCGATGGGAAAGGGTATTTACGACAAGAAGGTCCTGATGGTCCTATGACAGATGCATCAAATATTGCGGTAGTTTTTCGTTTAGTTTGTGATATGAGATTTGGTGAATACGATATAAAAAGAAAAAGATATTCTAGAAAGTATTTGTATTCGTTTGCACCATATAAAGAACCCGCTGTTTATTCAGGTGAATTAGCTACACAATTTAATGATCCTGATGTAATGAAAAAACGAATAAACAAATTATTAGAAGAACAATTACTTACTAAACGATACGATTATAATTTTACAGGATTAAACACAGAAGTATTAAATTTTGATATGAATTTTAATCTCACATATTTTAGAGCAATGCCAATTAGAGCAGGACACCAAGCTCAAAGAGAAGGATCACAAAATTCAAAAAAGTTAAAAGTAGGTGCTTCTCAAAACGGTGAAGAAGCAAAAAAGATGAGAAAACCAAATGATTTGCCTCCATCTCTTAGAAAATATTATGGTAAAACATATGGACCTATGAGCGATCAAGGATTGGTATATGGTGCAAATCCTACAGATGCAGAAGGATTAGAAAAAGCTCAAGCGGCACTTGCAAGTGAAACTGGCACAAATGTTAGAAAAGGCAGTGGTTTATTTGTAGAGTCGTATGCATTACCTTCGACTCAAGAAGACATTTCAATGTATACTGTTTCGTCAGATACTGTAGATACAGATGATGCCTTACAAAAAAATATAACACCTGATCAAAGTACAGGCCGGATACAATTAGGTAATATGTATATGGAATTATCTGGCGGTAATGAATTGGCTAAAATAGATTTAGAAATTAAAGGTGATCCATTTTGGTTAGGTATGTCAAATTTAACTAAACAATTTAGAAATGCTACTACAGGTATAGCAGATTTTGCAATATACGAACAGGGAGCAAATTTATTTTGGTTAAATGTTAGAAGTCCTGTAGAACCAGATGAAGATACAGGAAAAATGGAATTTGTCGACAATACAACAATAAGTGGAATATTTAAAGTAACTTCTGTTATATCACGATTTACAAATGGAGCATTTACTCAATCATTAGGAGCAGTAAGGGATCTTGGAACTAATTATGAAAAAGCTCGACCTACTTTATTGAGATTTACAAGTGAAGAAGAAATTAGTTTAGAAAACCGTGCGGCAAGAGATAAAGCCTCAGCTCAAAGTGCATACTCTGATAAGGAAAAAGGAGAAGGCGGATATAATCAACAAAAGTTTAACAAAGAACGATTTGAAGAAGAACTAGCCGATCAACAATCTAGGGAAGATGCATAACAGGAAATAAAATGGCAACATATAAAACACAATTTGGCGAAAAACCTCCAGTAGGTAGTTACGCAGGGTTTGGTGAAAGACCCGATAAAGATGGCAATTGGTCTTTTCCTAGTACAGATGATATTGGAACTAATATTGAGATAGCAAGATTGCATCCTAAGTTACGAAAACTTGCGGCAAACTTTGTTATAAATGCAAAAGCTCACGGAAGCATTTATATTATTAAAATAATAACAGGTGTTAGACCATTGAGTAAACACAAAGACTTACGTAAAAAAGATACACTTAAACATGATTATAAAGATAGTCATCACTTAACAGGTACTGCATTTAGAATAGAAGTTGTTAGTGTTAATAGTGTAAACAAAACAAAATATTTACATGAAGCAGACGGATCTGTAACATCTGCAAATAAAGCACATTGGAAAGAAATAGGACAACTTGCAGAAACTCAAGGTTTTCATTGGGGCGGTAATGGCGGAGATGATTTATTTCAAAAATATACAGATGCAAATTATGGAACAGGTTGGAATAAAAATTATTTTGAATTTAGAGATTGTGGAAGACGTAGAGGTGCAAAAAAATATTGGTCTAGGGAAAAAGATGCAGACCAATGGTTTGAATTAGGATGTGTACCGGAGTAAAATATGGCAGTAGAATTTAAAACACAGGTAGCAGTAAACGGAAGTGGTGGTAGTAATATTAAGATTAGATCTATGCCCTATATGTATAGAGCATATATTAAACGAACTCTTGATTCGGCCGCTATGGGTAGATTACAAGTTTATATACCTGAAATTGGACATCCTTCTAGAGAAGATACATGGATTAGTGTTAGATATTTGTCACCGTTTGCTGGAGCATCTAATCCGTACTTACAAAAACCAATGTCTACTGCATTTAAAGACACCCAAACTGCTTACGGTATGTGGATGGTTCCGCCTACTATAGAAACAGAAGGGTTAGTAGGTTTTATTAATGGAGATTTAAACGAAGGAGTTTGGTTAGGTTGTTTCTTCCAAGAAAATGTTAATTTTACAGTACCGGGTATTCCGTCTGCTATGACATATGAAGGACCAGCACCTGGTGCAGAAAAAAACAAGTATGATAAATTACCTACATTACGCCCTGCTCATAAGCCAATGAAAGAAGCTCTTGAATTACAGGGACTTCTTTCATTAGCTCAATATGATGCAATTAGAGGAACATGTACTAGCGGTGCTAGAAGAGAAAGTCCTAGTAGAGTATTTGGTATTCTAACACCAGAACAACATCAATTTGTAATGGATGATGGAGATGATGCAGGTATCGATAAAGGTATACGATTACGAACTGCTGGTGGTGCCCAATTATTACTTAATGACGAAAAAGGAATAGTATATATTATTAACAGAGATGGAACTGCTTGGGTAGAACTTACTAATGAAGGCAAAATGGATGTGTTTTGTACAGACGATATATCTTATCATTCACTTAAAGATTTTAATTTACATGTTGACGGAGACATTAATATACAATCAAAGGGTAGTATAAAAATAAGAGCAGAAGGTTCAGATGGAATTAATATAAATGCTACAACAGGTGACTTTCAAATGAAAACTGCTATGAATTATGTTATACAAGCAGACTTAGATGGAAGTCTTATAACTGCTGGTCAAACTACTGTTAAAGCGGCAAGATTAGATTTAAATGGTGGTAGTGCTACAGATGCAGTTCCTCCAGAGCCTGCTCCATTAGTCGGAAATGTTAGTGTATTACAAAGTGTATGTACAAGAGTACCTGAGCATGAACCATGGTTAGGACACGAAGATAAAAAATTAATGCCACTAGGTGAAGGTTTAACACCGGGGTTTGCAGGTTAATGAATGGCTACTAGATATAAAGAATTACCGATAGAGATAAATTATGATGATCAATCATTATCACCTCATTATTCTTCTACTCCTATAAACACCAAGACAGCCGCAATAAGTGACGCCGGACTTAACTTTATGTTAGGTAAAGAATTATATCGCGGCCATCGCCATTGGGATGGTGAAAAATATGTAATGGGTTATAGATATTCTGGTGATGCTTTTCCTAATGGTATAACAGAAACAAATGCATATAGATTATGGATTACAGATGTTACTAAAGCACAAAATAATCTTCGCAAACGGTTAAACAATAGTCCTGAATTTGTTTTACAGCATCAATGGGATGCTTTAGTTAGTATGTTTTATGATACTGGTTCAATCGATTATACCCAGACTGAAGGATATGAATTTGATTTAATTTATTTTATTCAAAAAGGTACTATTGACCAAGTATCATCTGCAATACAAATAGATAACAGAACTCCTACTCGTAGAATTGCAGAAGCGTCATTGTTTAGATTATGTAACTATGGTAGCATGAAACCTAGGTCATGGTTACGGAACGAAGGTATTCAATATATAAGAAAAAATTATCTTACTCTTAAAAATAAAGATGGTGGTGTTGATAAAACTGCTCAACAGCAAGCCCAATATGCTTATTATAAAGAAACTACTAAATTTATAAAAGATATATCTGAAATTGACAGACGCAGAATTATTAATTTAGTAAAACAAGAAACAGATACTACTATTGATGCTAGTACACCTGTTGAACAGTATGTTGTTAAAACTACACCTGAAACAGAATATGCTCAACTTAGTACATTAATTTCAACAACAACTACAACAGAAGCACCACAAACTGGTTTACCTATTACTATTTCTGAAACTACAACAGGCACTACCACAGGAGGTGGTGGAGGGGGAACAGGCTCCGGTACTGGCGGCGGAACATCTACACATTCGCATATTGTTTCACAATGGTTACCGCCCGGTGGATCTGATGGTCAATTTTTAAATCACTTAGGTTCATGGTCAACTCCGGTAGGCTCGGGGGATAATGTATTTAATGGTGTATTTGCTAATTTAACTGAAGTACCAACAACTATTGCAGGATATGGAATATTAGATGCATTTTCAGGAAACTATAATGACTTAACAAATAAACCTAATTTGTTTAGCGGTAGTTATGATGACTTAACAAACAAACCAAGTAATTTTTCCGGAGCATCTTCGTCAGTAAATGGAGCATATGGATTTGTTCCTGCACCAGTAGCAGGAGATCAATTAAAATATTTAAGTGCAACAGGTGTATGGGCAGTACCACCTAATACAACATATGTTAATTCTGACTGGGATCATAATCAATTAACAAATTGGTCCGCAGATCAACACATAGATTGGACACAAGATCAATCAGGTATTCCTAAAGAAATACACGCAAACAACTATGCTGGTGGAGCTCCATTTGGAGGAGCAACATCTACTACAGACGGAACAGAAGGTTTAGTACCTGCACCAGTAGCAGGAGACGAAGTTAAATTTTTAAAAGGCGATAGAACATGGGCTACAGTTTCTAGTTATGATCAAACTTTAAACACAACAGATGATGTAACATTTAATGATTTAATTGTTAATGGCACTCTTACAGCAACAATTTTTGATCAAGATTTAAACACAACAGATGATGTAACATTTGATGATTTAATTGTTAATGGTAATCTTACAGTCAACGGAACTCAAACAATTGTAAACAGTACTACTCTTCAAGTAGATGATATACATATTGAAATAGGAACAGTAGGAACCCCAACAAATGACACAGCAGATGGAGGCGGTATTATACTTAAAGCCGCATCAGATAAAACTATTACCTGGAGTAAAACTACAGACATGTGGGGATTTAATACTTCTGTAAATGTTGGCGGATTAATTCATATATCAACCGAACAAGGGTCTACGCCAACACAACCAGCAGATGGTGAAGGTGGATATTTTTATACAAAAGCAGACGGAAAACCATACTGGATGAGTTATGAACAAACTGAAGTAGATTTAACAGATGCAGGTGCATTAACTGTATCAGGATTAACTGATACTACAATAACAACTCCTTCAGGAGGAGATGTATTAACGTGGGATTCTTCAAATAACAAATGGATAAATCAAGCAGGTGCCGCAGGAACTGTAGTAGGATTAACAGATACAACTATAACAAGTGTTCAAGCCAACGATGTATTAACTTGGGATGGAGCGGCTTGGATAAATTCTCCTGCTTCAGCTGGAGGCGGAGGTGGTGCGTTAGGAGCACCAACTGATACAACATTTAACGACGGAGCCTATTATCAAAAAAGTTCTACTTATAGTGGAGGCACATTGTTATCTGGGTTTGACGTTACTGGTACTATAACTGATGCAATGGATGGGTTAAACGAAACTATTAAAAATATAAAAAATAATACATATGTTCAAGGTGCGGCATTTACTAATTCTCCATTAGAAGGCGGAGCATCTCCTGCTGTGCCATTAACTGTAAGATTTACTATTTCGAATCCAGGAGACGCTACTCATGCAGATTGGGAGTTTGAAGATGTTACAACACCGGCTAATACAGTTAATGTAGCAAACGATACAACTACAATAAGCAACGGATATTATGATCAAAGTTTTACATCTGTTGCAGGTGGTGATATTAATGTAACTATGACATTAAAATGTCAATCTGCAACAGGTACAACAGGATTAACAGAGGGTAGTTATTCGATTTATAAAAAAGATGCCGCAGTTGAACTATGGACACCTGCACCTGAACCTGCATGGACTACAACAAATAATGATACAGTAGTTGATCTAGGAGGCCCACAAGCAGGTAGAGAAATAGAATTTGATACATCAGCATCGTTGTATACACATTATTGGATGATTGAATTTGGAGACGGTTCAAAATTTCCTGCAAGTGCTAATACTAATGGTGATAATGCTCATGTTGAATCAAATTGGATCGAATGGGCATCTACAAAAACACACACATATGATTATGATGTAGGTGGCAATACGGTTACAGCAGATACACAATGGTCTCCTAAAGTTTGGTGTAGAAGTACAACCGCCCAAGGAGGTGTAGGTGCTACTGCTAGTTTAGAAAAAACAGATCATATTAGCGGATATATAGAACCTGTTGCATCTTTTAATGTAAACAACTTAATAACAGGTAACAATGATGAATCTGGAGATACTAATGCTCAAGGTGCAACTAATACACAAGAAGGACATCCTGTAAGATTTACAAATACTTCTGCAAATTTAGGCACTTGGGGAGATACAACATTTACATGGGATTGGGGCGATTCAACAAGCGATACAGTTGTAACAGGCGGTAGTAATGTTGATGGTGATTATCTCAATGATATAGAACATTATTTTACTTTAGCAGATGATCTTGTTGCAGAAACATTTGATGTAACCTTAAAAGCACAAAATTTAAGAGGCTCTAATAATTCAGATACAACATCTGTAACAACTATAACAGTTAATGTAGATCCTAGAGCAGGATTTAGCGGAGCATTTACAAATCAAAATACTTCAGCAAATGGTAGTCCTGATTATGTAGATCCTCGAATAGGATTTGATTTTATAAAATATGATCCTGTTAATGGTGGAGCCGATGCTAATGGTGCATCTAATATTGTACAATTTACAGGGTCATCTACAGGATTAACAGATAATGGCGTCTCTCTTAACCCAGCATATTCGTGGGATTTTGGAGATTCTAATACAAGTTCAGCAGAAAATCCAACTAATACATATACTAATACAGGATCACCATTACTACGAACTGTAAAATTAATTACATCTACAGATAATAGTTATGCTGGTGGTACTGATGATACTGAAAACAAAGCAGATTATATTGAAATAAGAAAAGCACCTACTGCACCAGATGGGTTAACAGGTTCTACTATAAATCCTCCGTCCAGTGTAGGTACCCAACCTCACATATGTGATGATACAGATGATAATACCGCCGGGTCTTCGGCACCACCTGCCTCAACCGCTGTTAACAGGCAAGTAACATCTTCTATGGTTTCTGATACAACGCAATGGAGTAACGAATTTCCATCAAATGGTACATATGCTGGAACATTAAAAGCCCATATCAATGAATCAGCTGATGGATCACCAGATGGTATGGTAGTGTTTAATGGATCGCCTCAAGTAAACAGATATGATAGTTCAGGAAATGTAGATGCAAGCGGACAATTAGAAATTACTGCTGAACGTGACGCAAATCTTTTAAACCATAACACTTATCCTGATAATTTTTATAAAGAATTTGTAGCAAAAGTACATTTCCCTACAGTTCCGATAGGTTACAATACAATGCAATTAAAGCACGATGATGGAACATCAACCTATCAAGCCAAATGGGTATATGATGATATGACTGATGTTCCGACAATTGCTGGATGGGGAACTTCAGTAGCAGGAACAGCCACATATAGATATATGTCTGGTATTGCGTTTTATAATACCGGTGCTAGTATATCTATAACAGGTCAAACATTATCAAATCTTACAGGGCAAACTTATAGATACACAACAACACCTCTTACAATTAGTAATGATACTGGAACTGCAATATCTACCCAGACTTATACCCATGATGATATGTTACCTCCAAGTGTAAAAACTCATACAAATCTTCATGGATATGTTCCTAATAAAAATGTAGGTGTTAGTACCCCAGTTACATTAAATGATTTAACTGTTAATATAAATGGTTCAGGATTAGGAAAAGACGGAAAAATAAAATCAAGAGCAGAAAACGTAAATGGTTCTGGTGCTAATGTCACAGATACTACAAAATTAATGTATTGGATCGAATCTCCAACATTAGATGAAGCGGCATTACCTAATAATATAACTGTAGGTGCGGCAGTTAGCGGAGCACCAGATTTAATACGTATTAATGGTCCTTGGACAGGAACAGATCATGATTATCCTGCTTATACAGATACAAGTAACAATTATTATACAACATATGCATGGGATAGTCAAAATGATACATTACCTGGTACAAATGAAGCAGGATGTTATTTAAATGAAATTAAACACACACTAGAAGATTTTTCGTCAGGTTACTTACCTGCAAATGCAGATCTCGGTGGTGGTGGTAGACTGTCTAGTGTTACACAATATTTTACAATGTGTTTCCAACGAAATAGTATGGCAAAATTTGCTATTAAGATATCGGGAAAAGTATCATCTCTTTATATAGCATTTCCAGGATACGATACCGATAACACAAGTGGTTTAAATGGTTGGTTAGATTGTAGTACATTATATGGTGGAGCAGAATTTCCAGGATCAAATACAGGTGCTGGCGGCAACGGATCAGATGGTGTAAGACGACAAGGTACAGCCGCAGACCAAGGAGCATTTGCGGTTAATACAGTATTAACAAATGCATATGCTAATTTAGATTTAGGAACAGCAAATACTGGTTTAGCAACTCATAAACATGTGCTAGTACGATTTGGTATAGAAAACGGAGATTCAGTAACCGCAATATCAGTAGAGGATTGGAGTTAATATGCCGACATATAATTTAAATGATGTAATCACGAATAGGATTGATAAAAAAGTCAATTATGGTAAAGCTCGAACGGCATTTGACCACGAGAAAGGACCAAATAACGAAGCCATAGTTAGTCCTATTCCAAATCCAACCCACAATTTATGGTTAGACAGTCATTTAATACCTGCTGTCGCCAGTGATGTTAATACTGCTACTGTTAATTCTTATCAATATAAAAATGGTGCTGTAGCAGGTACCGCAGTTGGCGAATCTGCAGGTGTTATAGAATTAACACGAGATCCTACTGTAGCAGATCAACGATCATGGCTTGCATGTTCTACAGTAGGTGACGGTACTACTAGACTCACTAATTGGCTTAGAGCAACATATGGTGCAACATATTTGCCTAAATTTGCAATAGCACTTGCTGGCGGAGGTAATGGTAATTACGACTTAACAGCAAGACAAGATTACGAAGAAATATATCCACAATCTACAGATGAAGAATATTACTGGGATTATGAATCTGGTGTATTTGTAATGGTAGGTAATCCTAATGGAAATCTTAGAGATCCATTATTAACACAATCAAGTGGAGTTTACACACATTCTGTATATTTGCTCAAAGGATATAGATATATTGGTGCCGAAGGTTTACAAAACTTCACAGGAGGTACCGGTACTACTTTTAATTTAGAAGTAAAAGAAACAGGCACTGGTGCAAATGTTACTAATTCAGATATAACATCGATACAGTTTGATGTAGATAGCGGGTTTGCATTAACTGATTTAGGCAACAAAGCAATGAAAATTGCTATGGAAAGTACGTTTAAACATTGGAATATAGCAGGCCAAGATAAACTTACAGCCACAGCGGTAGATGAAATAACTTTAGCCGAAGGTAATGGTATTGTTTTAACAACTACTGCACCTCCTATAACTACTCAAACATATTATGTAAAATTTGACAGCGGAAAATATATTTTTGAAGATGCTACAGGAATAGTTGGAGCAGGTACTGCTATTACATCTTTTAATTTTGTTGCAGGAGGCACATATAAATTTGATACAAGTAATGCAACATTAGTAAACAGTCAATTTGAATTTTCAACTGTATCGGATGGTACACATGCTTCAGGTCAGATATATACCAATGGTATTACTTATGGTGAATCTACTGGAACCAGAATAACCGATGGTTCAGCAGGAGCATTTTTACAGATAGTAGCGGCAAATGATACTGCTGAACAATTATATGATTTCAATCAAGATACAAACGGATCAGGTGATGGGTCCGGAGCAACAATTACATGGCAACAAAAAACATTAACAATAACAAATGAAATTGTAGATAATAATAACAATATTGTTGTTGATGGCAAATATACAATACCAGGTGTTATTGGTGCGGCAGGACAAGTATTACGATTCCCTTCGACAGGTTCGACATTAGAATGGGGATCATCAGGTACTGTAGATTTAACAGATTTATCTGTAACAAATGCAACAGCAAATGCAACATCAACATTAACGTATGATAATACAACAGGTGTTTTTACATACACACCATTAGACGAACAAGATCCTGTATTCCTTGCTTCACCTGCAGGTAATATTACTACTGCAAAAATTACCGATTGGGACACAGCCCACGGATGGGGAGATCATAGTGTTGAAGGATACCTAAAAACTTATACAGAAACTGATCCTGTATTTGGTGCTCATGTTTCGTCTGGAATAACCCAACAAAAAATTACTAATTGGGATGCCGCCCATGCTTGGACTAATCATGCAACCCAAAATTATTTTGATAAGGATGATGATGATTTAACTGATATACGAGATGTTGATACTTCGGCGTTAAATGTTAGTACTAATGGATATTTTTTAAGATGGAATTCAATTGCTCAAAAATGGAAAGAAGAACTTACCGTTGTTCCTGCTAGTATTGATGATTTAACAGATGTAGATACATCAACAACTTCGCCAACAGTTGATCAGGTATTACGTTGGGTTGCAGGTACTACTAATAAATGGGTAAATTCGACATTATCTATACCTACTGTATTAGATGATTTAACAGATGTAGATACAACCACAACAACTCCTGTTCTTAATCAAGTTTTAAAATATGATGGTACAAAATTTACTCCACAATTAGATACAGGATCTAATACATTAGCAGGATTAACAGATGTAAATGTTACTGGTGTATCCAATGGTAAAATTATTTCATATTTAAATGGTACTTGGGTATTAGATGATAAATCAGCAACAGGTGCAACCGTTTTTACAGGTTTAACTGATACCCCTAGTACTTACACTAGCCAAGCAGGAAAGTTTGTTAAAGTTGCTACTAATGAAACGTCACTTGAATTTGCTGATGTAAGTGTACCTGATGAGTTTATAGATTTAACTGATACTCCGGCAAATTATACAGGTTCGGCAGGATATTTTGTAAAAGTTAAAAATGATGGTACAGGTTTAGAATTTATAAACCAAACATTTTTACAAAATGTAACACAAGAAAATTTTACTGATTTATATGATGTTGCTCCTGTTTCAGGAAGCAATGATACTAATTTTTTATATTATGATCATCCGTCAACATCGTTTAAGTGGAAAGCCTATGAACTTAAAAATTTAGAAGATGTAGATGCTCTGACTTCCACTAATGATCAACAAATAGCATATTATAATCATGCAACTACCTCGTTTAAATTTCGTGATTACACACTAACCCAATTGTTAGATGTAGCAGGATCAATACAAGCAGACGATGAAAAAGTATTATATTATGATTATGGAACTAATTCATATAAATGGAAAGCATTAACTTTAGGACAAATAATTGATGTTGATACTCCAGTACAAGGCGATGACGATAAATTTTTACAATATGATTTTGCAAATAATAAATTTATTTGGTCTGATTATCCTAAAGTAAGCATTAGAAATGAAGGAACTACATTAACATATGAAGTCGGTTATTTAGATTTTGTTGGTGATGGAGTAAATGCGTCAGCAGTAGGCGATAACGTTACAGTAACTATAGATGGTAATCCAACATTTATTGGGCAAACAGATACTCCTCCAACATTTTCTGGTAACGTAGGAAAAATGTTAATTGTTAATAGCGGAGCAACCGGATTACAATTTACAGATGTTCCTACAACTATTACAGATTTTATTAATTTAAATGATGTTTTACCTAATACTTACTCAACTAACGAAGGTAAATTAGTAACAGTTAATTCGGGTGCCACGGGTCTTATTTTTACAGATAAGACTTTTATTAATTTAGACGATACACCTAGTACTATGGCAAATGAAGGTGGAAAGTATATTGCAATTAAAGCAAATGAAACAGGATTAGAGTTTGTTAATCCTCCAGTTCAAGTTGATACATTTTCTGCATTACAAGATACACCAGGTATTTCAACCGGAGATGCTGGAAAATATATAAAAGTTAATACAGGTGGCACGGCATTGGAGTTTGTTGATGCCCCCGACGATATTACAACCTTTGCAGGGCTTACTGATACACCTAGTACAATGAGCGGGCAAACAGGAAAATATTTAAGAGTTGCCGCAACAGGTGCTGATTTAGAATTTGTAGAACCACCTACTACTACATTTTTAGAGTTAACAGATACTCCTGCTTCTTTTGCAGGATCAGATACATTTTTATTAACAGTAGATGAAACAAATGCCGCGATAGGATTTACTAATAAAACCGCATTAGGATACCTTGGAGAAGCTGATTTAACAAATTATACAGTTGGCGGAACTATTAGTACAGACAATGTTATAGAAGGAAGTACAAATAAATATTATACTGAGGCTCGTGTTGATACAAATTTTGGATCTAAAAATGCAAGTGACCTTGCTGATGTAGATTATGCAAATGCTCCAGCAAATAATGATGTATTAATATGGAACTCAGTAACTAGTAAATGGGAACCAGGTGTTGCCCCTGATACCTCTACTGGTGAAGCAAATACTGTATCTAATGTTGGGACAGGAACTGGAGTATTTAAACAAAAAACAGGTGTAGATTTAGAATTTCATTCTATTTCAGCAGGAACAGGTATTTCTGTAATACAACAAGGCAACAATATACAGATAGGTAACTTAGCAGTTAGTGGACCTGGCGGAAGTGCTTATATAGAAGAAGACGATGCAATTGCTTTTGCTATTGCATTCGCATAACGGATAAAATATGGCAAGTTCATTTAAAAATGCAAGTCATACAATTTCGGCGGCAGATACCGACGAAACAATGTATACAGCAAATGCGGCAAACCAAGTCGCGGCAATTATTCATGGTTTGTATATTGCTAATAAACATGCTACTTCTAATGTACAAATTACATTAAAAGTGTATGATAATAGTGCTACTTCAGATAACATAGTATTATCTAAAGTACCTATACCACCGAATACAACATTGAGTTTGGATAAGCCAATTAACTTAGAAGCAGATGACGCATTAAAAGTTGCGGCTACACATACAGATTGTGAAATATTTGCAAGTGTTTTGGAGAGAAGTTAATGTACTATGGTCAACGATATGAAGCGGTTTTAGCCGCAGTTGATTACGATGATATACAAAATATACCTGACTTTCAGTATGATACATTTACTGGCCCAGGTACTTCGTTTACCTTGACAACAGGTTCTCCTAAAGATGTTGCGGCACTAGATGTAACAATAGATGGTGTTACACAAAAGCCAGGAGTTGATTATAGTGTAACAAATTTAGCAAGTGGAACACAAATTGCATTTAGTTCATCATTAGAAGCAGGCGAAACAGCCGTTGTAGTATATAGGGCAATACCTGGTTCAAGTCAAACATTGGCTTACACAGAACAATTTACTGCCGTTCAAAATGATGCTACTCCTGTATTAGGGGGAGATTTAAATTTAAATGAAAAGAAAATTATATCTGCATTAAACACCGATTTAAAAATAGAAGTAGGAGCAGGTGGTGCGTTAAAATTAAATGAATTAGCATTTCCTTCATCCGCTGGAACATCTGGTCAATTTTTAATGACAGATGGCACAGGAACATTAACATGGCAAACTGCTCCAGGAGCAGTAGGTGGCGAAGCAAATAGTGCAAGCAATGCCGGCACAAATACAGAAGGCATAGGTATATTTAAACAAAAAAGTAATGTTAATTTAGAATTTAAAAGATTACTAGCAGGTGATGGTATTGTTATTAGCGAAGAAGGCACAAACCAAATAAAAATACGAACACCTGATTATACCCTTAATAAAACAGATTACGGATTAATTCCTGTAGATTTTGGTGATTTAGTGGCCCACGAGGCAGAACAAGATAACGGATTTATTTCAGATGACACGGCAGTTAATTTAAATGTATTTTTAGATCATACTACTGGATTAGAAGGGCCTGTTGTATTAACAAATACAGGTCATGATGAAAGATTATTCATTGCAGAACAATCAGGTAAAATTAAAGTATACAAAGGTTCTACCATTTTGTCAACTCCATTTTTAGATTTATCATCAACTATACAATCTTTAAGTACATCTTATGATGAACGAGGTTTACTAGGATTAGCGTTTCATCCTAGTTATAATACTAATGGTTGGGTTTTTGTTTATTATTCTAAAGCAAAATCGGGTGCAGGAATTGATCACGAATCTATATTGGCTAGGTATACAGTTACCGATCCTGCAAATGATGATACAGTAGATATTAGTACTGAGGTAATTATTTTACAATTTGATCAACCTGCAAGTAACCATAATGGAGGCGCCATAACTTTTGGGCCCGATGGGTTTTTGTATATTGGAACAGGCGACGGCGGAGGGCAAGGTGATCCAGATCATTTAGCTCAAGACAGAACTAATTTATTAGGAAAAGTTTTAAGAATAAATGTAGATATAGGTTCATCAGCATATACAAATTATGCTATACCAACAGATAATCCATACAAAGATCATTCTACTTATAAAGAAGAAATATTCGCTTATGGATTTAGAAATCCATACGGACTCAGTGTAGATCAAACTACAGGAAAATGTTGGACAGGGGATGTAGGACAAAATACTATAGAAGAAATTGATATTGTTAAAAATGGTAAAAACTATGGATGGAGTGTAAAAGAAGGAGATAATGTATATGATTTAGATCATGGTATTGCTCTTGCTACTGCCGCAGGTACAGATGTTAATACATTTATGAATGGTTTTGAAAATCCTGTTGCATCATACACACATTCAGGCGGAGCAATTAATGGACTATCAGTTATAGGTGGGGTTGTTTATAGGGGAGCCACTTGTACAGAATTAGTTGGAAAATATGTTTTTGCTGATTGGACTACAGATTGGAACAATCCTTCGGGAAAATTATATTACTTAAAGGAACCAGTACCAGATATGTATCAAATAAATCAATTAAACCCTATAGCAATAGATGTTGGTACCGAATTTATTACAGGGTTTGGAGAAGATATTAATAAAGAATTATATATTATAACACGATTATCATATGCTCCTACAGGAACAGGTAAAATTTATAAACTTGCAGGGCAAACAGTTGCATAAGGAAACAAAATGAGTACAGAAGTAAAATTTAGAAGAGGAAGTACTACTCAACATGCTTCATTTACAGGAGCTCAAGGCGAAGTAACAGTAGATACTGACCTAAACACATTAAGAGTACATGACGGAGCCACTATAGGAGGACACCGAATACTGTTACATAGCGAATTTGTAGGTACTGGAACAGGTACTGTTACCCAGATTGATACTGGTACAGGAATAGATGGCGGCCCAATAACTGCTTCTGGTACAATAGCATTAGATGCTAGTACACAAACAACTCTTACAAATGCACAAACTGCTTACTCTTGGGGTGATCATTCATTAGAAAGTTACTTAAAAAATATAACAACTCAGAATCTTACTAATTTATTAAATGTAGATGATTCGGGCATTACTGATGGACAAATACTCCAATACCAATCTAATGCACAACAATATAAACCAGTAGATATGCCTACTGGAGGTGGTGGCGGAGGAGGCGGTTCCTCTGATTTTACCGGACTTACAGATACTCCAAGTAATTATACAGGCGAACAACATAAATGGTTAAGAGTTAACACAGGCGAAACCGCATTAGAATTTGTAGAAAATACAGGCGAATCAAACTTAGCATCTAATAGAGGTGCAGGTGAAGTACAAGTATTTTTTGCTAAAGATAATACTACAGGTGATTTACAATTTAGAAGTATCAAACAAGGTACTAATATTACATTAACACAAAATGCTAATGAAATTACAATTGATGCTCCAGATTTGGCATATACTCCAGGTACCGGATTAGACTTAAACAATAACGTATTTTCAATTGAACCTGGTTACGTTAAAAATACAGGTAATTATACCTTGGCCGGAGATATTACATTTGGAGGAGATGTAATATTTCAAAATCAATTATCCTTTGGTAGTAAAATTCAAATAAATCATCCTGCTAGTACTAATCGAGAAATATTTTTTAGAGGTACAATTTCAGATGCTACCAATGATTTTGTAGAAATGTCAAGCGGATCTACAACAACAGCAACGTTGGCTCCTACTGTTAGAGGAGGAGTAGAATCTAGTACAACTCTTGCTAGTATGAGTGTTATCGGTGAAGTTCCTACAGCAAAGGATACTGGTACTACTTCTATGATGGATTTCATAGTTAGAAAAGGCGGAGAAGTAGTAGATTATTCGTATGGTACGCCAGAAGCAATTACAACAAGACCTTTATTTGATTTTAAAAATCATGACACAAGTGTTTTAATAATAAAAACTACAGGAACAGAAGTAGCAACAGGATTAACTGTTAATGGTGATTTTTTAGTTCCGCATAATGCAAAATTTAAAAATAACTTTTCATTAAAAAGCGGATTAGAAAGTGCAATTGATGCGGCAACTTATCCGGGTTGCGTAGGTGTAGCAAATAATGAATTATATTATTCTGCAACTAGTAATAGTGGAGAATGGATTAAAGTAGCAAAATCGACTGAAGTTCCATCAGGTGTATATTATAAAGTTACAGCAGATTCGGGAGGATCAGCAGAAGCAACAAGTGTAACAGATGAACTTACTATTGCTGGTGGTACTGGTATAGATACTACAAGAGCAGGAAATACTATTACAATTACAAACACCGGCGGTAGTGGCGGTGGCGGAGGAACCACTCAAGATTTATGGGCAACCCTAAATGCAGATACTGGAACAGTAACAGCAAACAGTTCGACAGACGTATTAACTGTTACTGGTGGTACTAATATTACAACTAGTATTGCTGGTGATGTTCTTACTATTGATTCTTCTTTAAGTACAGATGTTTTTAAAACGATTTCTGTTTCAGGACAAGACAATGTTGTTGCGGTAGGCTCAGAAGATACTTTAGAATTTGTTGCAGGAACTAATGTCACAATAACAACCGATGCGGCCGCTCAAACTTTAACAATTAATTCTACTGCATCAGGTGGTGGTAACCAAACTCCTACTACTGCTTTTGGAACAGTTAGTGTTCAAGGACAAAATGATGTCGTTGCTGATAATGGATCTGTAACAGGTGATACATTAACAGTAATTGCAGGAACAGGTATTGCAATCGCAACCGACGATAGTGCCGATAGTATAACAATTACTAATTCTGCCCAAGCAACAACAGCATTTACTTCAATTGCAGTATCAGGTGGTAGCACAATAACAGCAGATTCGGCTACAGATACTTTAACATTTGTGGGTGGTTCTAATGTTACAATTACACCAGATTCCACAACCGATACATTAACAATTGCGGCGTCATCAGTAACACAAGATACATATAAAAATATTGCAGTATCTGGACAAAATTCTCTTACTGCTGATCAACCAGGTGATACAGTAACTTTAGTTGAAGGTACAGGAATAACCATTACAACAAATTCCACTAATGATACTGTAACTTTTGCGGCGGCTGAAGCCGCATATGAGTCAAGACGTGCCGCGGCAAGAACATTTTTTGTTCAAACGCCAGTGTATGATTATGTAATATCAAATACATATTTTGCAATTGATACAATTGCGGTAACAGGAAATGACTTAGGTGGAAGTGCGGCAGTAAGTCCTACAATATATGTTATAGGCGGCCATACATATGCATTTGCATTAGATTGTTCGGGCCACGGATTTGTTATAAAAACAGCCGCAGGTGAAGGTGTTACAGGAAACACAACTAATGCATATGATACAGGGTTAAGGCATCTTAGTACGTCTAATGTTTGGTCATATGGTTCAAGTGCCCAAGGAAAAATTGATGGTACATTATTTTGGACAGTACCTCAAGTAATAAGCGGTAATTACATTTATCAATGTACGGCTCATGCCCCCATGCATGGTATAATTGTAGTTAAAGATGTAACAGCATTATAGGAGACTATTTAAATGAGTAGAACAGTAGTAACAGGAAAAACATTTGCAACAAACCCAACTATTAAGGGAAATGCTACATTTACTGGAGTAGAAGGGTTATCTATACCTACTGGTTCAACTGCTGAACGCCCAACTACTCCTTCTGAAGGTGTTATACGATATAACGCAACAACAGGTAAGTTTGAAGGATATTCAAAAGATCCTAATAATTCTACTCAATCAATTTGGGGATCTTTAGGAGGCGGAGCATTATTAGATTTAAGTGATATAGACGAATCAGGATTACAAGATGGTAATTTACTTAAATGGGATAGTGTTTTAACAAAATTTGTTCCTACTGAAGGCACTCTTTTAGATACTATTAAAGTTTCAGGACAAACAGATTTAACAATACCTGAATCAGGTGATCTTGAAATGGTATCTGGTGCTGGCATTCAATTAACAACCGATCCTACAAATGGAAAAATAACTATTGCTTCGACTACTCAAGCAAATTTATCAGTTGACACTTTTACTGCTGATGGGAATACAAAAGAATTTGATTTATCAAGAGTTCCTACTCAGCCTGTTGATGTTCTTGTTCATGTTGATAGTTTATATCAAGCACCATCAACCTATACTATTGTAGGTACTAGTCCGGCAAAACTTGTATTTCCAGAAAATATACCAGTCAATTTAGAAATATCTGTTACTTTTCTTAATATGGATACAGTACAAACCATTGTGCAAGATGGTAGTATAACTCCTGCAAAATTGTCAGCAAGCACATATTACATAGATACTTTTTATGGAGATGCTTCAACAACGACATATACGTTATCACAATTAGCAAGTACACCTAATCAATTATTAGTAACAGTAGATGGTGTAATTCAAACACCTGGAGCAGACAATGCTTATTCCGTAACAGGAACAACATTAACATTTACAAGTCCTCCGGCATATAATGCTCTTGTAAAAGTAAGATTTATGGGAGCAACATTTTCTACTGCTAGTTCAATATCACCAAATGCTGTTGGCATACCAGAAATGGATATAGGTGGATCCGGAACAACAGGGCAAGTATTAGGATTAGGATCTTCAGGAGGTTTTATTTGGATATCTCCTTCATCAGCAGATTTTAAATATAATAACCAAACATTTACAAATGCTTCTAGTGTAGAATTTAATGTTGCATCAGGATTTACTATGACAGAAACAAGTCCGGGTGTATTAAAAGTAGGATTTGGAGACTATCTTACTACAGTATCTGTTAGTGGTCAACCTACTATTTCTATAGATTCTACAAGGGAATTAGAATTTGTTGCAGGATCGGGTGTTAGTATAGTAACAGACAATACTGTGGAAGATAAAAAATTAACTTGGTCTGTTGCAGTAGGATCCCTTACTGAACATGTTTTACCTTCTGTTACGTCTACATATGATATAGGATCTAGTTCTAAAATATGGGATACTGTATACACAAATACATTAGATTTAGGATCTATAAATTTAACAGATGATGCAGGAACTTTACAAGTACCATCAAGTATTAGGTTTGGTGGAGGAAATCCAATTACCTTAACTGCAACCTCCCAAGGATTAGAAGTAGAAAAAATAACGTTAGGAACTGCGGCTCAAATTACAGCAGGTGAAGATGTAACATTAACAGTTACTAGTGGAAAATTAAATTTACCTGCGGCAAACGTCGGTATACAAGAATTGAATATAAGCAATAGTGGAACAGCAGGCCAGTTTTTAAGTACAACCGGTAGTTTATTACAATGGGTAACACCATTAACCGGAGTATCGGTTGGCACAGGGTTACAACTTCAAGGTGGCGGTTCTACTATAATATCTACAGGAACAATAATATTAGATCCACAAGTAAGCCAAGATGCTCAACAAGGTGTTGTTGCATACGGATGGGGAAACCATGCTAGTGCAGGATATTTGGCAAATATAACAGCAGAAAATTTAACTAATTTAGCCGATGTTGAAACTGGTACATTAGGTATAGGAAATAATGATTGGTCGTTAGTTTGGGATAATTCTTCTGCAAAGTTTAAAATAAAGGATATGCGATCTGGTTGGAACATAGGTTCAGTTGCAGGATCTACATATTATGGAGAAGGTCGTGTAGGTATAGGTATAAGTGCTCCGACAGCATTACTTCATATAAACCAACAAGAATCAAATCCTTCGGATCCTTTAATTGTACAAGATGGTGCATATAGACCTTTATATATTCCTGCAGGTGGTATATTAACTACTCAAACAGGTATACATTTAGAAACAGATTATGCTAATATTACTTCTCCAACTGCTCCAACAACAGGCGGTATATTTTATTTTAAAAATGGTAACCCACATTTTGTTTCGAATACTATACCTGAACAAGCATTAACTGCAAGTGCCCTTCCTGTTTATAGTGATTCTGGATCGTTAGAAATTTTATTAAATTCTGAAACATTAACAATAGCAGGTGGTACAGGTATCGATACAAGCGGAGCAGTTAATACATTAACAGTTGCAATTGATGCAACGGTTGTAACCCTTGATGATACCCAAACATTAACACTTAAAACATTAACAAGTCCTACTATTAATTCACCAATAATGGATACGGTCACAGTTAATACAAGTATTACCGGATCAGCAATAGATACAGACGGAACATTTGCGGCAAATAGTGATACTCTTGTTCCATCCCAAAAAGCAGTTAAAACATATGTAGATAGTTCCTGGGATTCACCTACGTTTCATATTGATGCTGTTAATAATAGAGTAGGTATAGGAACAGCAACACCAGGAGTACTGTTAGATGTTGATGGTGGTGATGTTAATATAACAAAAACTACAGATTTAGATATAATAATGGAAAACACCGGAGATGATACTGCTGAAAGAACTGTTCAAATGCAGTTTAAACATGATGCCGGAGTGGGAGCATACATAAAAGCAATTCGTTCTATTAGTTTAGCAGATAGTATGGATTTAGTATTTGGTACACAACATAATTTAGGAAATGTTGCAGATAAATTTAAAATTGACAGAGATGGGCATTTTCACATGTATGCAGGCGATATAACAACTACAGGTGATCTTAGTTGCCAAGACATAACATGCAATGACATTAGTACTGCTGACTTAATAATGAGTAATGATAAACCAGATAGATCTGGTAACGAAGTAGACGGAACTAAAGGTTCGTGGGTTATGCAAGAAGGTGAGGAAAGTATGTACTTAATAAATAGAAATAATGGGAAGCGATATAAAATAATGCTAGAGGAAGTACAATGACAATTTATTCTCGATCAAGAGGAAGAACCGAACAAGGAATACCCGCTACATCAGAAGAAGCAAGAGGTGGCCTTTTAATGGCAGGTGATGCCGCTGAAGGTGCTTACTGGCAATATCCAGGTAGTCCGGGGTCTGCATTAGCATCAGGTTGGAGATATAGATCTATATATACACATGGTTATTTGGCGGCAGGCTATAAAGGATCTAATGCATGGCGGGCTGTAAATAAAACCTGGCATCAAACAGATACTACCCTTTATTGTGGGGAACAATTAGATAGAGAAGGATCTTATTTGTCAGGCACATATAGCGATCATAATGGATATCTAGAAAATAATGGTCATACTACTGCCGGTACAAATTTATCTAGTTACAGTCTCGCAAATGGACAAACAAGAAAGATAACTACAACAGGTGGTTTTTCTTCTAGTGGTGTTTCATACGGATACGTAGGTTACAATCCGTTAACTGAAGGAATTAGTTATGGTACTAGTGGTTATGGCAATCACGTAGGTGGCTGGAATTTTAGTACTAGTGTTCATGATTGTGCTACTGCTTCCGGAATAAAAACACAAGAAGGATTATGGGCAGGAGGTACACACGGTACAACTTCTCATTCTTTACATTTTGCTTCAGAAGTTATGTATACTGCCGCTACTGCTTCGTCATCAGGATTAGGTACAGGTTGCCAAGGTGAAGATGTGGGTTGGTTAATGAATGCGGGAAATAACAAATATTCTTATAATTGGTCTAATAGATCAATGGGATCAGGCGGTACTTGGACCTATGGAACAGATGGACAATGTAAAGCAATATCCTCTAAACACGGGCATCATTATGTAGGTACTGGTACTAATGTTACAAGCGGACAAGATAAGTTTGCTGATAGTAATGGAGCAGTTTTATCGTCTCCAGGTAAAAATCATTCTAATGGTGAAGAAAATCAAGAAGATGGCCAAGATTGGGGTTATACAATGGGCGATTATAATGGCCAACAAAATAACTGGACTGTAAAATATGTATATTCGACTGATGCTCAAACAACAATGGGAGCCGCATGTATGCCTAAAGGACATTATGGACAATCATCAGGATTTTGTAGTACAGGTGCCGCATCTGTTTGTGACGTAGGGGTAAGTTAATGCCAGCACATAACCTGACAAAAACAACACCAATGGATTTTGATCCAGTTGTAACTGAACCAACTCCAGTAACGGGTCCGACAGTTCCTGACGCAAAATTAAGATATATTATAATTCCTGAAGAAGATATTAAGGCATATATTACAGGTGGTGAATTTCAAGATAAAAATTTTAAATGTGAGTCGAAATATAATTTATTAGGTTTATCTGCGGTAGAAATAAGTGATTCTCTTTTAGAAACAATTAGACCACAACTAGGTAGATCGTTTGAAGAAATAACAAAAGATGAATTCTATTTTGGTACTGTACATTTTGCCGAAATACGAGATACTGTTAAAGTTCTTAAAACTGGTGATGGAGTAATTTGGGATTGGACTCCTGCTATACCTGATGAACATTGGAAACAAGCAATAGACTTTACTCAAGAGATGAAAGATTTTACATTATCTTTTATGAAAAAATATGCAAAAGAAATTATAGAAAATGAATATAGTAAGAAATTAAAATTTATTAAAAATGTATCTGAATTAGAAGCGGCAACTTGGGAAATACAAAAACATGAAGCAAGAGAATTTTTAACGTATGGTGAAGATGATCCTGCTCACGTAACTCCGTTTTTAGATTATATTGCAACAGAAAGAAGTTTTGATAAAACAACTTTGTCAAATAAAATATTAGAAAAAGCAGAAGAATATCAAGATAGACTTTCTACTATGCTAGTTAAGTCTCAAAAAATATTAAAAAAAGTAGAAGTATGCACAACAATATGGGATTTAAATATTGTATATGAAGATTATTTTGGTATAATGATGCCTACCGAACAGGCAGAAACATTAAAACGGGTAGACCCAGGTATAAAAGAAGATGGTGAAATAGACTATAATAGAAAAGGAAACCGAATGGCCTTCTTTAATACAGATACAAATGAAAAAACAACAGAAGATGATCCAAAGGCAAAATGGTTACCTGATCCTATTAATCCTTATATAGGCAACAAATTAAACTTTTAATGTTTAAAAAAGTAACAGAAAAATTATACGAACTTCAAAAAAACTCTAAATGCACACCCCAACCATGCCAATCATGTTTAAAAAATCCTTGTTGCAAAGATCCTGGATATGCGACGTTAGAAAATGTAGAAAACATATATTTAAAATACGTAAATAATGAACTAGTAAGAGAAGATGACATAAAATTTAAAACTGGCTTAACATTTAAAGAATTTATACAAGAATATTTTAATATTAAAACACATGATACAATAGAAAATTTTTGTATATTTTTTCCTAAAACATTAGGCAAATTTGGTTGTGTTTTTAACAAAAGAAAAATTATTAATAATAAAGATAATTTTAAAAATTGTTTATTATGGGACGAAGAAAGATTTAATAAAAATACTGCATTTCCGTTAGGATGTATTAATAACGGTAGTTCAGATAAAGATCGAGAAGATTTATTTTCAATTTATAATAAAATTTTTAATAATAGTTTTGGACGACTTATGGAACAAACAAATAATTTACCAGATATGCTACACAATAAAACAGATATTGTAAGTAGCGATGTAACAAATATAAAAGTAGACACTTGGGTAAGAGACCATTTAAGTTTTTCGCCCGAAGAAGAAAAAGTATTAGAAACAGCCCTTCAATTTGATAATGGGCAGTCTAATTATTCTTCTATTAATTTTGTGCAAAAAACAGGAATAACTCCTTACAAAAAAATTCATCAATCATTTATGGAGTTAGAAACACGATATCATGCATATAAATCTATTGTAAGAAATTTACGAGAAGCAGAAGTTCGTGTAAAAATAATTGAACGAGACATTAAAAAAGAACCGGATCAGTTAGAAAAAGAATTGATGGTTATTAAGCTCGAAGACTTAATGTACGACATAACTGTTTTTAAACGAAAAATGAGTCAATGTGAACGCGAACTTAGAACATATTTAGAGCTTTTAGAAAAAACAAAAGAAAAAAACTTAGACGAATATTTAAAAGAAGACGACACAGAAGAACGAAAATATTGGATGGCTAGAATGCAAAAGCAGGCGGCAATGGATATTATAGCATATGGTCGGGTAGGTTCGGGTAATATGGATTCTATCTTATTAATGCCAGAAGAAGATCAATTAGAAACATTAAGAGGTGCATTACATTTTTCTGGTTTGTTAACTAATACAATAGGACAGATTAATAAACAAGTTGAAGGCCAGATTAATTCTGAAAAAGCACTCGAAGGATTACAAATGCCACTATTAACTGATAGTAAAAAATTATTTGAAATAAAATTAGATGAAGAAAATATTCAGCATACCGATCAATCCAAAATTGACGGAACCACAATTTAATGATTTTTTAGGCTTTTTACATACCTATAAAGATTATATATATGATCTTTATTTTACTAGTAGAATGCCACCTTTTGTTCAAGATGCAATGGGCGATGTGTTTAATGGTCCACCAGATCATTTATCTATATTAGACAATGCTATAAACGTATCAAAAGATACAGGTATTCAACTTTCTGCAACATTTAATAATACTTTAGTTCGACCATCACAAAATAATTTAGATTTATTTTTACAAAATTTTAAACAACTTTATGATACCGGAGTTGTTCGAAGTGCAACGATTCCACATACTCATTGGGTTGCAACAAAACAAATACAATCAGCATTTCCTGAATTAGAAATTAAAAACACAATATTACGGAATGTAACCGAACCACGAGAAGTAGTTGCTTTAGGTGAAGCAGGATTTAACTATGTTAATTTAGATCGTGATCTAATGCGAGACCATGACAAATTAAAAGATATGAAACGTGCTAAAGAACATGCTGGAGTCAAGTTATCATTGTTAGCAAACGAAGGATGCATAGGTAATTGTCCTATGATGGATGAACATTATGAATTTAATAATTCTAGAACAAACGAAGCTCAGTATTTTAATGATCCTATGTCTAGAGTATCGTGTGATAAATGGGACCAAGAAGATATGGCTGTTCCTTTAAAATCCGCTAACTTTCCTCCATGGAAAGAAGATTGGGATGAATTATTAGAATATGTTGATGTTATTAAAATGCATGGAAGAGAAAATACTTCTAGATTAAATGAAACCATGCATATTATAAAAAATTATGCCGAAGATAAGGAAATATTATTTGATACATTTAATGAATTTATAGATGAAACAAATTTAGTAGATGCTCCTATAAACATATGGCGTGAAAAAATAAAAACTTGTAAGTTTGAATGTTGGGATTGTCATTATTGTGATAAAGTGTATGACAAAAAAAGTGTAATAAAAGGTAATGATAAAATAAAATATGTAACAAAAGAATTGGTAGATTCTGTTAATAAGGATATCATAGTAGAGATTGACGGATTATCTTCTCAAAAAATTGTTAATTTACTTAATAGTTTAGGTAGTATTTCTACAAATTATTTAGAAATTGGATCGTATTTAGGATTAAGCACATGTGCAGTATTGAAAGATAATAATATTAATGCATTTTGTGTAGATACATGGAAAGAAGATTTACAACCATTAACACAAGAATTAATTTTACCTCCTAATTCTAAAGAAGAATTTATTAAAAATGTAAAACAGTTTAAGGGGAATAATTCTGTAACAGCATATGAATGTGATTTATTTGATACAAATTTAAAAGACATTAAAAATATTGATTTGTTTTTTTACGATGGGCCACACGAAAGTGAAACAATAGAAAAAGCAATAATGTATTATAAAGATTGTTTTGCAGACGAATGTATTTGTATTTTTGATGACGCAAATTTTCCTAATGTTGTTATAGGAGCAATGAAAGGATTAGAACAAATAGATCATGAGCTTATTTTTCATAAAAAAGTATTAAACACAATAGAAAATCCTACACAATGGTGGAATGGTATATACGTTACGGTAATTAAAAAATGAAAATATTTCATAAAACTTTTCAAGATAAAATTTTAACTTTTTTTGAAGCGACCGATTCGTTTACTGATAATTTTAGTAATTCTCTTCTTTCTATGATAAATCAAAGTGGTGCCAAGGCTAATAATATGTTGGTAGGAGAAATAGAAAATGAATATATTATTAATCATGGGGTATTAGATGAATTTTATTTAGACACGTTTAATCAAATTATACATGCTCATATAGAACACGATTTGAATAATAGAATGGGCAAGTTTAAAAAAATTGAAAAGAATGATGTACTAATTCGATCATCATGGCTAAATGTAATGAGGAAAAATGAATTTAATCCTCTTCACATACACGAAGCAAATGATTTTAATTTTATATATTTTCTTAATGATTTTGATTCTGCTTTAGAAACCTCATTCGGTCGAAATTTGAAATCACGATTTTTTAATATGAAAACCCAAGAGATCACCAATAATGCATCTTATAAGGGATGTCATGTTATAATAAAAGATCAAGAATTAATGAATATAATACCACAGAAAAATTTTGGTATGATTTATGATTTTGATTTATTGCATCAAGTATATCCATTCCAGGAAAATGAAAAAAGATTAACATTTGTAATGAATATTGTTGTTAATAAAGGAACTGAAAGCGAATGGGACGCCGAGAAATTTAAGTGGGAATACACCCATATCCCACATGAAAAAACTGATGCTAGAAATAATATTTAATAATCAATGGTACGTATTGTACCTTGCAGGCATTATGGTTACATCTGCGTATGTGCAACGCAATGGGTATATATATCCTGTGCTAAATCTTCTAAGCAAATATATAAAATCAAATAGATTATTTGTTGTTATAGTTAGTGCTTTATGTGGTGTGCTACCTATACCTGGAAGGGTATCTGTATCTGCTGGTATTTTAGATACAATGGCACCTAAAGATTCTAGACGCAAATGGTATGGCATTATAGATTATCTTAGTACACATCATTATTACTTGTGGTCTCCGTTTGAAAAATCTGTTATTATACCTATGGCAGTTTTAGGGTTAACATATGTAGAATTTATGTATGTGATGGGGCCTCTTGCAATGATTGCTATAGTTCTTCCATTGTTTTTAGTATTTTATTTTTTAAAAGAACAAGATGTAATCTGGATTAATCCTAAACAAAAAGAAGTTACAGTAGAATGGGTTAATTGGAAACTATTAATAGCATTATTTTTGGTTATTGTTTTAGGTAATTATATTAAATCTTATACAAATGAAATTAAAGCATATATTGAAAATAATGATTGGTCACTTGTAACAGGTGCTTGGATAGGATTTGCTGGTAGTTTTTTATTAGGATCTTCTGCAAGGTTTGCGGCATTTACTGCTATTCTTACAAGTATATTCGGTGTTCAATACCTTCCTATGTTTTTCGCTATAGATTATGCAGGCTATATGCTAAGTCCTGTTCATAAATGTTTCATTATAGGTAAAATGTATTTTAAAACTCCCTTAGTAACATATTATACTTTTGTTGTTTTTCTTTGCTCAGTTATTATTGCAGTTTCTTTTCTTCTTATTCGCTAAATATTTTATAGGAAAAAAATAATGGCAAAGAAACTTTATATTGGAACTACAAGAGTTTTTGATGATAATGTTGTAGGTCAAGTAGCCCAAGGATTAGGTCCAGGTGACAATGTTGAGTTTGAAGATATAACGTGCAACGATCTTAGTACTGCTGACGTGATTATGTCTAATGATAAACCTAATCGTTCAGGAAATGATGTAGACGGGACTAAAGGTTCTTGGGTGATCCAAGAAGGCGAGAATGATATATTTGTAATTAATAAAAAAACTGGTAAACAATATAAATTAGCATTAACTGAAGTTTAATCTATAACTATTACAGGCCTTTCTTTCACACCAAGCAATTCTGCAAGAGCTTCCCCTGGCCCTTTATTATAATATTTTTCTCTCCAATGCTCTGCTTCATGTGTCATGTATTCAGCAGTTTTTAAAGCATCTATAAGATTTTTTCTTATAACTTGAACATCGTCATTATCATCTTTTAATATTTTATTAACTTTTGTTAATTTATCTACTCTAACAGTTAGATGTTCTATTGTTTCCTTGTCCTTATGAAATGTTTCCTTTAACTGTTTGTTTTCAGTTATGAGCTCGGTATTTTCAATAGATAGTACAGAAACACGTTCTTTTAAAAATGTTAATTGTTCGAGCTGTTTTTGTACCGCATTGAGCTCTTCACTTGTTTGTACTATTATTTCAGATTGCTCACTATTAAGCGATTTAAGTTTGGTAATTTTTTGTAAATCGTTTTCTTTTTTCCATGCCTTAACTAAAGCAACTTCAGTTTTTGGTACACTAGCAAATACATACATTTTATAGAATTTACCTCTAGTACCATTATATACTTCCATGTATTTTTTAACAATACGGAATTGTCCTACTTGTGCTTCAGAATTTGTTTCTAGGTGTGTTTCTATTTTATTTGTGGCTGTTAATACATTTGCAGTATTTCCATCTACTTGTGAAATGTACTTCTCATGCAATTTAGTATGTAATCCACAATAGTCTAAAAATTTAGATAAAGCATCGTATTTGGCGTCTTTGAGTGCCTTACGTTCTTCTGCATATTTTGTGGATATACCTGTAAAAAACAGGTGAGTGGAATCTTCTAATTCGTATCTATCAACCCAACTAGGTTTAGAATCATTTGATATTAAGACTGGTTGCTTGTGTGCCGTTGAGGCACAACCTACTAGGGAGGCCCCTAGTAGGATTGCGAATAGTTTGTTCATCGTACAAAGCCATCTTCAGCAAGTTCTTTCCAAAAATCACGGGCATTTTTCCATTGTGCCTTTGCCGCTTCAGTACTAGCAAGCCCCATTGCTTTTTGGGCATCTTCAGCATTGGCTTTTGCATTTGATTGCAATGCTGTTTCAAGATCAGTTTTGCTAATACCAGTTAGTACAAAGTATTTGTAGCCGGGAACACCTGCGGCATCTGCTTCACGTTCAAAGTACATCTCTTGTACACGCAAAAAGTTTGCAGTAGATGCACTCATAATTTTTTCAAAGTTACGCTCACTTACAGTAGGCATAACTACAAAACTATCCATGCCATATGTAACACTCGCTCGTTCAAATTTGTTCTTATTAAGAACACGAACGTATTCTGACATTTCCCGGATTGCATCCCGCTTTGCATCTCTGCGGGCATGTTTTTCAGTGCCATACAAAGCACTTGTACCTACAAAGTAAAGTTGGTTACCCTCTGGACCAGGTGGTACCATAACCCAACCAGGGCGATCACCTACACTATTAAGGGCCTCTTTAACCAATTCTTGTTTGCTGGAACAACCAACAGTTAAAAGTGCTACAAGCACCAAATAAAAATACCTCATTTTTCTCCTATTCGATTAAGGATGAAAATACATCTTTTGCGTTTACCTACTTTAAATTCAGAAAACCCAAAAGGGACAGGACGATCCCATCCGTTCTTCCTAGCCTGAGAAACACTAGGAAACGCACCTGCCCAACACATAATATGTGCCAAGCAATGTGTATCGTTAAACTTTTGTTGTGGTTCCATATCAAATAAATTAATATTTTCTAGAGCCACATCTTCATGTACAAAATCCCATTCATTATCGTTCATTGAGAACTCCAATAAAGTTTAACTAATACATATATTATACTATCTTTAAGATATTTGTCAACCAAAAAGTTTAATTAATGCAATAGAATTCATTACTACAAACCAACTAGTAAGAAAAATTGCAAAAGCCGCTTTACGATTAAATGTACTAATAACACCTAAAATACTGCCTACAAACATCATAGGTATGAATATTTTAGTAGCAGGATCTAATACAGTATATGTTAATATTGCACTGGCACCGCAAACAAGAGTTGCTTCGCCTATTTCACAATAAAATGCCAGCGGGCTTAGTCTGTAACTTTCTTTGAAGTATTCTTTAACGTTTGAAAAAACCGAGTCTATTGTAATCTTTATCTTCGACATAGGTGTATCCGTCAGGAGGAGTCGTGGAAGCAAGTTCGTCTTCCCATACAGGGATTATCTCATTATAATCGCCCATTTCTGTATTGTGTCGTAAATGCATTTCTATAAGTTTACCACCTATAAATTCACAATTTATATGCTCGTAGGAACCTTTGAGCTTTGTTAACATGAAGTTAATTTTTAATTTATCTTTAACACGAATCCATTTATCAAATTTCCATAATGGATTTGCAGGGCTTCTAAAACCTTCAATGGTTTCGCCTTGTTCTATTGTACGTGAGCTAGGATCTATTGCATAATCAACACTTAAATGTCTACCTTTAAAAGGTTTGCACCAAAAATAACCTGGTTCTAAATCCCATCTTCCTTTTTCTAAAAAACGCAATTCTGCACCTATGCCCATACCTGCAAGGTTAACACAAGGTCTAACTATATAATTATCTGATTTTGGTACTGCTACATCTGCTGGTCCGCATAAATATCCTAATTTTTTGGCAAGAATGAGTTTGTCGAATATCCATAAATCATCTGGATGACACTTTACCCACGCTTCGTAATCGTACATTCTATTTAAAATAATTTAAATTTATAATTACCCTTCGTTTTTGATCTGTGCATGTTGCTCCTAGATGTTCAGTATCACTTGACATAGTTAATAATCTATTTGCTTTGCATTCAATCTTCGTTCCATCTGAAAGTTTTGTATAACCATTAGTATCGTTTATATAAAATACTGATGTAGTCCATTGTTTTAATTTATGTTCATCTGATATAACACCTTTTAGATCTGAATGAAGACTGGCTTCTATTATTTCGCTTGTTCTAGTTACAAGATTTGCCCTTATATTAAGAATACAAATAGGTTTAATTTTTTCTAATAATGGCTCTAATACTCTGGCCAATGGTGATATCCATGTGTACCCTTCATAGAAGCCATGGCTAAAATAAAACTGATTAGTTTGGTCCGTCGATACACCCAAAAAATCTTGGTAGTGCCAGGGGGGGTTCTTCACTTAATAATATTGTTTGAATCTCACGAAAAGATTCGATATCTAAAAAATTATCTATAACCATTATTCAAATAATACTGATATTGATTCATCATGATGTACTCTGCGAATTGCTTCAGTAAATATATTCGCAACTGAAATGACTTTTAGTACTTTATTTTCAGGTGCAGGAATAGTATCAGTTATTACTAATCTATTCAGAGCTGATTTTTCCATCCTCTTCGCTCCGCCTTTGCTTAATACACCGTGTGTTATATATGCTTCCACTTCTTCGGCGCCTTCGCTTATTAATGCCTGTGCGGCTTTTACTAATGTCCCACCTGTATCTATTATGTCGTCGACGATGATGCATTGCTTCCCCTTTACGTCTCCTATGACGTTCATTGCTTCGGACTCATTAGCCCTATCTCGTCTTTTATCTATAATTGCAATATCTAGATTTAATTTTTTTGCTATTGCTCTTGCTCTGGGAACTCCGCCTGCATCTGGTGAAACTATTATTGCATTACCAGCACTAATCATTGGGCTTGATAATAAGTCTTCAACAAATAATGGTTGGGCATATAGATTATCTACAGGAATATCAAAAAAACCTTGAATTTGACCTGCATGTAAATCCATAGTTAGCATACGATCTACCCCTGCCGCTTCTAACATATTAGCAACAAGTTTGGCACTAATAGGTGATCGTCCTGCTGGTTTTCTATCTTGTCTAGCATAACCATAATAAGGTATTACAGCCGTAATTCGACCTGCACTTGCTCTTTTACAAGCATCAACCATTATTAATAATTCCATTAAGTTGTCGTTGGCGGGATTGCATGTGCTTTGGATGAGGAAAACATCTTCACCACGAATGTTGTCTTTTATTTCTACCCATATTTCATTGTCGGCGAATCTAGTTACTAGAGTTTCGCATAATTCAACGCCGGCAATATTAGCAATATCAGTAGCAAGTTTTGTATTTGCGTTACCTGTAATCAGTTTCATAAATAGTTTCTGAATTAAAAATGACCATCTTTAAAATAAATTTTTTTAATTTGGTATAGTTCTTTTTTTACTACCTCAAGTTCTTTTTGCACGGCCTCATATTGTTCTCTATAATAATCACGCTCTTGTTCTACTTCAGCGGTTTCTGTTAAATGATCTTCAATATGTGGTCCTGTCATAAATGTATTTATTTTAAGAGCTTGGCTGTAATAAACTCTCTTTCATCTATACCACCATGTCTTTGAATTACTGCATTAACAACATTATTAGGTACCCAACCATATACACTTTCAGTTGGTTCATTACCTGGCTCTTGCCATTCCATCCATAACGGTTCTTCGTCAGAAGGAAATCCTATTTCCCACGCTTCGTATTCGTTCGCTACTGCTTTTGGTTCGGAATAATGTGAAGGACCTGCTTGGAGGGAAAATGTAAAACCGTCTCTACAAACTACATTTTTATAAACTCGAATAGTTGTAAATTCTGGTCCATGATGTTCTATTTTTTTAAATGCTCTATGCCATTTATTTGCCCAATCAAAAATTACAGTCGAACTCTCTTTGGGCTCTGCTATTGTCATGGTACCTTCTTGATTTAGTATAGTTAGTGGGTACATGAAGTCCTTTGTTTTCTAGTCTAATACGAAGAATATCATTTTCGTGTTCTAGCTCGTCACATTTACCTACGAGTTCGTGGATGCGAGCTTCGTTTTTTTCTAAAACAACTCGTAGTTGATCTAAAAGTTTTTTCATATATTAATATGGTTGAATTCCACGTGGATCGGCCGGAGGGCCAAATGCGGCAGCTCGTCGACGATCTCTTGCTTCGTCGTCGTCAGGGCCACCAGGTAATAAATCGTCGGGAATGCGTGATGGAGGTCTATTTTGTTTTGGACTTATTTTTAATATACCTGCATGTAGACCCATACCATTGTGAATTGCTACTGCATTACTTGTCATCGCAGTACCAATATTATGACCTACAAGTGCTTTAAGTTTAGGACTTGCCCCAAATCTATGAACCCAACTATAATCGCCTTCTTTTGAGGCTTTATATAATCGTTCTGCTTGTTCTTGTGTAACACCCATTATTTCTAATTGCTGGGCAATCCATTTAGCAAAATCTATTTCTTTTCCGTGCTCAACACTAAATTCTTCAGTATGCTTAAAGTTTGATGAAGGAAGATCAGGGGATGCTTCGCCGACCGCTTGCATTAATGTTTTAGGTTTGTTTAATTGTCGTTTTCCTGCTAGATGAGCTTGCCATTTACTACCGGTATCTCTATATGTTTTCATTTTTGTACGATCATATGTATCAAAATCCTTGTCTGATAATGTTCCTTCCCAATCGTACACCTCGTCATCTCTAGCATCACTAGCATCAACAAGTTTAGGATCTACTTGTCCTGATTTAAAACCACGTTGTGTTCCCATTTGGACTACACATTGATTTGCATCACATGCTTCATTTAATATTCCTCGTTTCCTGGCTTCTTTTCTAGCGGCTTTTAATTGCATTCCTGCAACTTGCCCCATCGGTTCGTCGCCAGAACCAAAACTAGCAATAAACCTTTTTAATTTAGCATCTGACATTGTACTAAAGTTTACCACTTCATTTATACGTTCGCATACTTCATTAATTTTCATTTAAACATCCTAAACTGTTTAAAATTATTTATCTGTTTATACAGTAAATCCTTCTTTGATTCGTTCTATCTTATCATGAAGGGTTAATTCTTCGTTATCATCTAAAATCATATCAATTTCATACCCTTCCATTTCAACAAGGATTAACTTGCGAACAATACTCCATTTCTTATTACGCTCTCTTTCGAGATCTTCTTCAAGGATTGCAATACGCATTGCAGAACTTTTTAGTTCTTTATTAAGTGTTTCTCGCATGCCATCTCGTTTACCACGTTCAAAATCATTCATATTACTTCCTTTCTTCTTTAACAATTCGACCAAAAAATGATGTAGGATAAAGATCTTCTGACTTACACCTTGGACATTTTGGATAATTTACTTTAATACTTCTAGAAAATACTTTTTCACATTCTTGACATTCGAGTTCCATTTTCATATTACTTCCTATAAGAATAGTTAACAAAATTGTCTACTTCTTTTTGTAGACAGTGATTAATCCTTTTTTCACGAGCAATATCTTCGATAATTTTTTCTTGCAACCGATCCCACTCCTTTTGCTTTTCTGCAGGACTTTTTGCCATAAAGTTATCCCACAAAATACCACGTGGTCTAAAACCATTTGCGTCTTTAAAATGGTCGGAATATGTATCGTCGTCGTATGTAAATTGAGTTTCGCTCTCTTTGCGAACTATTTCTGCTTGTAACTGTTTCCAGTATTTGGCAATTTTCATATTACCGTGCTTGTCAGGTTTGCGAGCAATTTCAAGTTGCTTTGCAGAAAGGGTACGCCCTTTATTAATTTGTTTTGCGAATGATGAAAGGATGTCTGCATCAAATGCAGTAAAACCAACACCGTTGGCTTTGTGTGTTGATTCCATTATTTGTTCATCTTCTTCTTGATTGTTGAATATTACAACAACCGCCCGCTCAACGGCACGATCATTGTTAGCAAGAAGATTAACAATCTTACTTTTAGTCCAAGTTCCATAGCCTCTATCAATTGGCATGTTTGTCTCCTAAGTAAGTGTTTAACTAATTTAACCTATACAACTATTATACACTCTACAGATCAAATGTCAACCAAAAAATTAAATGTGTATATAATTTTTTCAATAAATATAATATAATCTATTAAGGATGCTATGGCAAAAACATTATTTAAAGGATTTTCGACAGTTCAAGGACCAAAAACTAGAAAATTACACGATATAGAATTAGCAAAACAGGATTTAAAAAATCACTTCCATACTAAACGAGGTGAGCGAGTAATGAATCCTTCATTTGGTTCTATGATTTGGCAACTAATGTTTGAACCATGGAATGATTCAACTGAAGAAGCAGTTAAAGAAGATTGCATAGATATTGTAGGAAAAGATCCAAGATGGAGGCTAGAAGGCGTAGAGACTTATTCTAATAATAATGCTTTAAGTGTTAAATTAAGCCTTTTTTATCAACCCACAGACCAATTAGAAGTTATGGCGTTACAATTCGACCGTGAAATAGACGAGGAAATATAACAAATGGCTACACGACAAGATGTTTTATTTGCCGCAGAAGATTATATAGCAAAATACCAATCATTTGCTCAATCTAATTTTCAAGCATATGATTTTGATACTTTAAAAGCGGCAATGGTAGATTATATAAGATTAAACTACCCAGAAGATTATAATGATTGGATCCAATCATCTGAATTTATTAGTTTGATGGATTTAATAGCCTTTATGGGCCATAATTTAGCGTTTAGAACAGATTTTGCTACTCGTGAAAATTTTATGGAAACTGCTCAAAGTAGAGATTCGATATTAAGATTAGCCAGGTTCCTCGGATATAATCCTACTAGAAGCATAAATTCAAGTGGTGTGTTAAAAATTAAAACAATAAGAACAACAGAAGCATTAATTGATTCGGATGGTAATAATTTACTGAACACTGATATTACTTGGAATGATTCTACAAATGCAAATGCATATGAGCAATTTTTAATGGTAATGAATTCTGCATTTGGCAATACGACACAATTTGGTACTCCGTTTAAAGCGGCAACAATAGATGGTGTTAAAACTGAAATTTATAAAATGAATTCACAAACACAACAAAATGTGACTCATACTTTTGCTGGTACTGTGCAAGGAGAATCTATACCATTTGAAATAACAAATGTTGATGTGGATGGAACATTAGGTTTATTTGAACCATATCCAGATCCTAATTCTGCTATGCGATGTTTGTACCTTAATGATGGAAAAGGGAATGCTAGTGCTAAAACAGGATTTTTCTTTTATTTTAAGCAAGGTTCTATAGAATTTAAAGACACGTTAATTTCAAGACCAATTGAAAATCAAGTTATAGATATAACAACATCAAATATTGTTAATGATGATGTATGGGTTCAAACTATTGATCAAACAGGACAAATAGTAACAACGTGGATTCCGGTTGATACAGTAGTAGGATCAAATGTTATTTTTAATGCAGTCGATAATAATATTCGAGATATTTTTCAAGTAGTTACTAATGCAGAAGATGCAATTAGTGTTAAATTTGCCGATGGTAGATTTGGTAATGCACCTAAAGGTATTATACGTATTTGGTATAGAGTAGGAAATGGTGAAGAATATACCATTAGAGCAGACGATATTCGAGATATAGAAATTACTATACCTTATTTTAGTAAGCATGATTTGCAATTATATGATTTAGTTGTTACACTAGATTTAGAAGAACCTATAAAAAATAGTGTATTAACAGAATCAAATACTAGTATACAAGCTAAGGCACCACAGGTGTACAGTACTCAAAATAGAATGGTATCAGCACAAGATTATGCGGTTTATCCATTGCAAGCATCGACAAATATTACAAAAATTAAAAGTACAAATAGAGTACACAGTGGTCATACACGTTATGTTGATATTAACGACCCGACAGGAACATATAAAGATTTAACTATTTTTGGTGATGATGGATATATTTTTAAAGAAGAAACATTTTTACGAAAAACATTAACATTACCTACTCCGTTAAATCCAACAGATATTATTGAGCAATACTTACAACCATATTTAGAAGAATCTGAAGTACAAAACTTTTATTATCAAAAATATAAAAATGATTTTGTTTGGTCGGGTAGTACAACAGGAGATGATTTACATTTTACAACATCAGACGAAGCAACTCCTGCGTTAGCCGCAAAAATGTGGACTTGGAAAAAAGTAACAGGTTCTGCTAGACAAGCAACTGGTTATTTTGAAAAAGGTGCTACTACTCCTGATATAGTTGCTATAGGTAAAGATTCGTTAGATTCAATAGGTAAATTTTTAGTTGAAGGTGCAAATATAGAATTCGCAGAAGTGGATACTAACGGTAATTTTGTAGCAGGATCGTCAACTACTTGGGCGAGTATAACTGGAATATATGGAGATGGTAGAGGAGTTACAAGTTCTTCATTAGGTTACACAGGTAAAACTAAAGAAGAATATGGTACTGTATCATTATCAAGGAATATACCAAATAATGTTAGAATAAAACGTATAGCACCTGCATATAATAATAAATTTAGTGCAACTGAAATTACAGCAATTAAAGATCAATTAGAACTTAATAATTCATTTGGTATACGATGGGATCATAGGAATAACCAATATGAAGTTATATTAGGTATTGATTTAGGGGAATCAGAATCTACTGCTTTTAGTTTAACTGAAAGTACAGCAGGAACACAATCGGATAATAGTTATTTAATAAGAATAGAATTCCAAACAGACCAATGGGTGTTTTTAGCAAGAGCTATAAAATATAATTTCGGTTCAATAAAAAATGTTAGATTTTTTAACCAACGATTAGATAATAAAGTTAGTAAAATTACAAAAAAATCTACAAAGGATGAAATCAGAATATTAGATATTAATTTACAACCTCTCACAACTGTCGGCGGAGGTTTAGGTACATCATTATTAACTGCAAATTATGATTTTGATATTGAAGGATTTTATACATATGATGATGGTTATACAGATCCACGTAGAGTATTATTAAAATTTGCAGATACTAATAAAGATTATGTGATAGATGATCCGTTTGCTTTTGATAGTATTGTAGGATCCAATGAAATTTATGTTGCAGATGAATTAGTAGACAATTATGTATATAAAACATTAATGACTACACCACCTCCAACAAATGCAGATGGTTCTATAAAATATTGGGTTTCTTCTACATCGTATGATTTGGCAGATAAAGTAGAATATAATGGAGCAGAATATGAATCTAAAGTTGCAAGTAATTTAGGTGTGCTACCAACTGATACGTCTAAATGGTCGTATAAAAGAGATTTAATTTATGCAAAATATACAGGTAGATCAGGAGTACGATTTAAATGGAAGCATGCCGCTAGTGAGGAAACACGAATTGATCCAGCGGTTACAAATATTATAGATACTTTTGTATTAACAAATACGTATAATACTGAGTTTAGAAATTGGCTGAAAAATGATAGGCGAGCAAAATATAAGCCATTGCCACATACTACAGAAGATTTAAAAACAATGTTTATGGCATTAGAAGATGCAAAAACATCTTCTGATACAATAATTTATAAATCTTGTGAATATAAAATTTTATTTGGTACAGAAGCAGATTATGCATTACAAGCAAAATTTAAAGTAGTTAAAAATCCAACAACAAATTTAACCGACAATGAAATAAAAGCAACAATAGTAGATTATGTTGATGATTATTTTGAACCTGATAATTGGGATTTTGGCGAAACATTTTATTTTACAGAACTTGCCGCATTTATTCATAGAAATATGATAGGTATAATTTCTTCATTAGTAATTGTTCCAACAAATGCAGATTCTAGGTTTGGTAATATGTTTCAAGTTACACCTAATGCTCATGAACTTTTTGTTAGTGCCGCAAAGGTATCAGATGTTGATATAGTTGATTCATATACTGAGACAAATATGAGAATTGCCGCAGGACTTGTTGAAACTCCAACAGCAACAACAAGTATTACAGGAGTCGTAACAGGTACAGGTTCTAGTTCTAGTTCAGGCGGAAGTAATTATTATTAATTAGGAAAATAAATGGCAGATTATTCTAGTAAAAACACCAGTGACCAGGTAGATAATACTATACCCGGATCTACAAGTAAAAATACTACAAAAAGATCTACGTATGATTTATTACCGGAATATCTTCAATCTGATACTAATAAAAAGTTTTTAAATGCTACATTAGATCAAATGATTTTAAGTGGCAATCCTAAAATTGAATCAGGTTATATTGGTAAAAAAATAGGAGCAATACGAACATCAGCAAAAGATGTTTATACTGAAAGTAAAACAACCCTTAACAATAGATATCAAGTAGATCCTACAGTCGTAAGCCAAAACCCATCAACTTCAGAATATGAATCTGCTATACCATATGATGATATTATTAGTAAGTTAAAATATCTTGAAACTAACACAACAAATTTAGATAAATTATTTTCTGATTATAATTATGCTTGGAAACCACCTATAAATTATGATATGTTTGTTAATTGGAATAGTTATGTGTGGTTGCCATTTGGGTTGCCTCTTGTAGGATTACATGGCGAAACAAAAGCAGGAATCGAAGGTAAAAGAACATACACAACATCAGCTCAAGTTATCCACGGAAACAGGACATTAACATTAGAAAACGGAATGCGACTTGCATTTATTAACGATACAAAAACATATTTGGTAACAGGTGTAGGTAAAAAGATAACCTTAATAGATGAAAGTACATTATGTTCAGTAACAGAAACTTCTATGGGGCTTGCTACACCAACTCAAGCTCTGGGTACAGTTGATACAGGAACCGGTTCTGTTGCAACTGCCTCAGTAGGAACACAAGGTACAAACTATGTTCATATACCATTTGTTAATGTATATGATCAAAGTGGTACACCAAGTACCCACGCAATATTAGAGGCTGATGTTAACAATGGTGCTGTAGATACCACATTGACAATTACAAATGCAGGAGCAGGATATGCAACTAGTGGAGTTACATTACATATTATGGGCGGACAAACTACAAGGCCTCCATATGTAAATGCGAATAAAGATGTCCATTATATGCATGAATATATTTGTATGGAAAAAAGTGCAAGAGATAATAATGCATGGTCTAGAGTTAATAATTGGTATCATATTAATACTGTTCAAGCAGTAAACACAATGTTAAATCTTACTAAATCATTTAAATTAGATGGTATTATTGTTGACGATGATTATGCACAACGTCCTATAATAGAATGGGAAAGAGATTTACATTTATATAATTATGGCACACATTTTAGAAAACCTGTTGATATTATTATTACAGAAGCAATGAATCCTGCTGATGGAACAAACGGTTTTCTATTATCAGGCGGGTCTGCCGCGGCAGAAGTACATGATGGATATACAGTTCAAGATAATGATAGAGTATTATTTGTTAATTCTTCAAATGACACATACAATAATAAAATTTATAAAGTTAATACAGCAAATACAGGTGCAACAGCCCTAACATTAGAAACAGATGGTAGAGGAGCAGGTCCTCCAACACATGGTGATGTTGTTACAAGTTTAAATGGAACCACATTACAAGGTCAAGATTATTGGTTTGATGGAAGAAATGGACCAACGGCCCAGACATCTACTCAAACAACATGGAGATTAGCACAAGAAAAAGGTACTAAAAATGTTCCAGTAAAGTTTGAATTATATGATACAACATTTCAACCGTTATCAGAATATAATGAAACAGACTTTTTAGGTAATACAGTTTTTGAATATTTAGAAGACAAAACCACTGCTGATAGATCAGAGGATAAATTTTTAGGTTTTCCGTTAACATATGCAACTACAAATTATTTGTCGTCTACTAATACTTCAAATTTAATGTTTAATAATTCTCATCAGCAAACAATGTATTTGTATGATAGAGGTACCATTCCAAAAGATATATTAGGATTGTATTATCTAAGAAAGTTTGATAGAGACATTTCTAAATATGATTTTGATAATTGTTGGGAACAAAGTTACAAACAAATTAGAACACCTATTACTATAACCCGAGATATTACAAATGCACAAGATGATTTTGTTGTTGATTTAGGTACAACTAATTTCGAACCAGAACGTGATTATAATGTTATAGCAACTACAACAGGATTTGAATTTTGTTTAAAATCTGCTTATGGATTTGAAAAACTTTCAGGCATAAACCCTACACTATATTTGGCTAAAGGGCAAACTTATACATTTGATATAACTAACGGAACTACAGCATTCCAAATACAAGATGCAAGTGCCTCGGCATATGGTACAGGTGTTACAAATAATAATACTCATAGTGGTATAGTTACATTTGCAGTAAGCGAAACAGAATCTAATGATGTATTATATTATTCTTCACCTAGTGGAACTGGTAAACTTATCATAATAGATAAAGTATTAGAGCAAGGATGGCCAGAAGTATATCATAACGGTGTAAGATTAACTCGTGATACACATTATATTTTTAATGGAAAAAAAGTAGTTATACCTTACGAAAGTTCAGGAACAGACGAAACAGTTTCTGATGCTGGTGTACCAGTATTTTCTCCTGCTAATCAAACGCAAAGTACAGATAATTTATTAGCAGTAGGTGACATAGTAGATGTAAAATTTTATACTACAGATACTAGTGCTACAGATGAATGGGCATATGACGTTCCAACTGGACTTAAAAACAATCCAGGCAATGATGTATTGGGTAATATTTCGTACGCAGAAATATTTCCGCATATGATTGATTTAATTGATAAGCATCCTGGTTTAAAAGGTCCGGCATTTGGTAATAATAATTATAGAAGTTTGGGTGGTGAATCAGGATTTGGCGGAACAATTAATCACCAAATATCTCCTTTACTTAAACTTGGTTTAATGTTAGGAAATGAAAATTATGATTTATTATTAGCATTAGATTATACTGCTGATAGTTATAATGTGTTTAAAAAGAAATTCATACAAAAAATTGAACAATTATATGCTTCAATGGATTCCGGCACAAACACAAGTGCATTAGTTGATCAAGCATTATATGATTTAAATTTAGGTAAAAATAATACATTTCCATTTGCAAATAGTGATATGGCGTATTATTTTAATATGGTCGAAAAAACATATTCAGTTACAACATCGACTAGTACATTTACTTTACCTAAAACAATTACAAGAAAAAACCAATATCATAATCATGTGTATGTTTATACAGTAGATACCAATGATGTTGAAACATTTGAAACTGAGTTTACATTAAATCCTAATGCAAATACTATTACATTGGGGACAGCGGTTGCATCAGGAAAAGTTGTCATAAAAGTTAGTATTGACGAAGGATTAAGTTTTATACCACCTACTCTTGCTAAATTGGGCGTTGCTCCAACGTATGTGCCAAAAAGTTATGTTGACGATACAGGTTCTAGAACAGTAGTTGTAATTGAAGGACATGACGGTTCAAAAACAGTAGCTCACGATTCAACTATTACAGGCTCGGGATCTGTTTTATCACACACGATAACAGATTATAGAGATAAAGCATTATTAGAATTAGAAAATAGAATTTATGGACATATACAATCTGAGTTTAATAGCGACGATGACAATATAGTAACCTATTCACATAGTCCAGAATCTAAACGAAAAGATTTAACTTTATTTCCTGGAAAATATCGAACAACGCCATATACAATAACTGATAGAAATAATTTTTATGATAATTATTTTAACGCATTTAAGATTGCTCGAGGTATAACATTATTACCAAATACAGGATATGATGTAAATAATAAATTTACATGGAATTATAGTGCAGATGCTAATGCCAATGGAATAGGATATTGGAGAGGCATTTATAAACATTATTTTGATACAGATAGACCACATTCTCATCCTTGGGAAATGTTAGGTTTTATAGGAAAACCTTCTTGGTGGGATACACATTACGAATGGGTCAATGCTACTAAACGAAATAATATGATTTCTGCTTTGCAAAAAGGAATTATATCAGAACCTGGCCAAACTATTGTTCAAGATATTAATGTTGCGAGGCCTGGTGCTACATTTCCTGTGGCCGCAGACGGAACATTACAAGATCCGGTTACCGCAACTTTAATGTCAAGTCCAACGGCTTTAGACGCCAAAGCAAGTTGGTCAATAGGTGACAACAGTCCGATAGAAACTGTATGGAAACGAACATCGTTGTTCCCATATATAGAAAATGAATTTTTATTTTCAATAAATCCTGCAAAATATTTAGAAAAATATTATGATACAAAAGATAAAATAACCGATGGCGGAAATAAAGCAATAACAATTGATGTGACAACAGCCCCTAAGGCTGGTAACACCTCTGGTACAGTATTTTATTTAGATGGTGTCCAGCAGAAAAAATTAGTACTACAAGCAGGAAATGTATATACATTTAATTTAACAGATGCATCTTACAATACACATGATTTTCAATTATCAGAAGCATGGGAAGGCCAGGTCTCTGGACAGTATACAACAGGTTGGGACGAAGCAACTGATCCAACTAAACCTACATTTTCGCCAACTTCATCTACCCCAGAAATATTATACTATTATGATTCACAAGGTGGTCTTTACCACACCCAAGAAGGTGGTGTAATAGAAGTAGTATCTGTAGAACGTAAAAAACAATTTATATCTAATAAAACAAAAAAACGACATAATTCAAATGAATTATTCGTTCATAATGAAGTAGATAATAATAATTTATCTAGACGAATATTAGGATTGCAACAACCTATTGTTGATAGATTAATGTTTTTAGGTAATGATATATATGTAGATTTTGCTAGACAACTAAGACAGTTAAACACAAAATTAAGTTACAAAATGCAAGGATTTTCTAAAAAATCTTCTATATCTATGCTGGCAGATAGTTTACAATCAGAAAAATCAAATAACTTTATACCAAACGATGACTTAACTATTAAATTTCACACTTCATCACCATATAAAGAATATATTTATAGTGGTGTTGAAATTATTAAAACATCAACAGGTTATGCTGTTTATGGATATCATAATGATAAACCGTATTTTACAATACAAAATCAATTAAAGTCGACAATTAAACAAATTACAGTAAGTGAAACAAATATTCAATTATATTCGGAATTTGATACAGGCACAAAACGGATAGATTATGGTACAGAATTTGAATCAGCAAATGATGTGTATAATTTCTTATATGCTTATGGAAAATATTTAGAAAATGTAGGATTTGAATTTAATTATCCTAATCAAGATGGAGTATATGAAGACTGGACATTAACTGCCCAACAATTTATATTATGGTCTGAAGCCGAATGGGGCGACGACACATCTATTAAATTAAGTCCTGCAGGTAATTTATTATATTTTAAAACTACACATGGTCATATAAAAAGCAATGATTATGAATATGGCAGTTTTTATTTAGATGTAAATAAATCTTTATTTGACTCAACGACTGTAGATGTAGATAGGCAATTAAGTTATATAACTGTTAAGCCTAAGGACGAAAGTAGGGCGATTTATTGTGCTTCGTTTGTTGTATGTGATTATGAACATCTGTTAATAATTAACAATAAAACAATATTTGATGATATAATTTATTATCCTATTTTAGGTGATGCAAAACATAGATTTAAAATAGAATATTTAAAAACTCCAGAATGGAATGGCTCATTACATGCGCCTGGTTATTTAGTTTATGGTGACACAATATATGAAAATTTTGATAAAACTGTAGACAATATAACCTCTAGTTATTTTGCATCTGAGCAAACAGGATTGAATAAAGATAGTATAAATGTTGCTAGAAAAAATATTGGTTATGAAAAGAAACAATTTTTAAGAAATATGCGTCTTTCAGAAGATGTGCAATTTCAATTTATGAAAGGAGTAAGCCATTTAAAAGGTACACCTGAAGTTTTTAATAGATTGACTAGAAGTACATTTTTACTTGAAGCAAGTGTTGATATTAATCTAGAAGAAGAATGGATGTTTAGGTTAGGTGAATTTGGACCTGAATCTAAACAAACAACTAAAGAATTTACACTTAAAAATACAGATATAAAAGCAAATCCTCAGTTAATAAATTTTGGGGAAATTTATCAAGGACAAGCAACAGATTTTGATTATGATACTACTATTAGTATGTTAGGCGGAGACGGAAGATGGTTAGAACAACCATCAACAAATCCTGCTGTTCAATTTAGTACTAGACCTATATTTGATCAATCGATAGATACTCTTGCTGAAATTGAAACGTATGAAAAAGATTTACCTAATGCTGGTTATCCTAGATTAGAAGAAACATCGTATCAAGTTTTTAAATTAGAAGATTTACCTACATTATATGACAAATATAAAGATGACGATAGTTCATTATTATATAAATTACTTCAGACACCAAATTGGAAAGATACATATACCTATGCAAAAGGATATTATGTACGATATAAAGGTAAGCGATATACTTCTACAAGAATTATAAATGCGGCCGCTAAAAGTTTTTATGGTATAGTAAATGCAAAATATACAAAAACTCATGCAAGTGGTAATTTAGCAGAACTTGTAATTGAAAAATGTGTTTTCACAGTTGATGGTATTTCTAAAGTTACTGCAACTGCTGATCCTTATCTTTATGGTATAACAGGTGTTACGGCTAGATTTGGAGAATTTGATTTTACTTATTATTCACCTGTAGATAGACCTAGTACAAGTTCAGTTGATTCATCTGTACAACGAGGTGTGGATGCAAATGGTGATTTTACGTATATTTTTTCATTTGCAGATGGGGCAATACCTGCTATAAATATTCCTGCAGATGATGATAAAATGTATTTGTCGGCATTTAATTATAAAACTGATGCTGAAGTTAGTGGCAATGTTACTGATAGATGGATAGAAACCGGTGAAGCAGGATTATTTAATGTATGGACAGCAGATACAGGAACAGGCGATTGGTCGACATTCAATCTTCAAGATGATAATTTTGGAATTGAACAAATTTGTAAAGGATATGAAACTGGTGACGAAGCCCTTATTAAATTAGG